TTAATTCAACAAGTTTAGCGTAATTAGTTTGTAGTTTCCCTTAACGTTATTAGTTGTGTGTTGGACTACCTTTGACCCTTTATTTTTAATCAGGTACATTTTTGTCGCTTCCGTATAACTTACATTTTGAATCTTAGTAACAATTAATTTTTGTCCCTCTTTCAGCAAATACTCCTTCTCACCTTTATTCTTTGAGATTGGATCAATATAGGCCCCATGGGACCCGGCTGGAATATTGATTCTCAAAAGACACTGACTACTGAATCCTAAAGCAACTTGCTTAGAGAGACTAGTAGAAGAGAAGGCCTTGTCTTGATAGATTGATCCAACGCTTAACCCCCGATTATTTAGTGAGAGCTTTAAGCCTTTGTTAGATATACCACGATAAACTGTCGTATTGTAACGTAGCTTGAATTTAGAAATCCCCTTTTGGACCAGTTGCGCTTTTTTGACAACTTTTTTCTGACCTTTACCATTTCTCAAATACCCGTTAATTTTTTCATAACCATCGCCAGTATAATAACCGACCGCCTGTACACTCTTTTTCCCGATTTTTGAGGACCATTTTTTAGAATCCTTAGCCAGCACTTTAATTTGCTTTTTACTTAGTGATTTTACATCACTGGAATATACAAATTGCTTATCGTTACTTAAAAATAATTTATCCGTGCTTTGCGGTTCCGTAACAATATGTCCTCCCTCAACCGTCTGCCGCACTGTTAATGGCACATTTTTATTGATAGACACACTGGCAGTATAATCAGGCGCCTTACCAATTGCTTTATAAGCAATTGCGTTCTTCTTTGTGACTAGATATCGGTATTTTGAATCATGAATATAATTATTGCGAGTAGTCATAGAAACTATAGAGTCCCCTGAAGCAAAAGAGGCCGCATTCACATTTTTTGTCCCTATAGTCAAAACCCCGCCGATAACAATTAAAGACAACCCCAATTTTCTTAGCATATTCCCCTATCCCCTTTCAACTAATCCCATTATATATTAGTTGTTGAAAAAATATCATCACTTTTCATCCCCATTTTAAAACTTTCAAATACTCTGCTCTTCTGTCAAAATGTGAACTAAACCCTGCCACCATCTATAAAACACTAAGGTACTAAAAAAGCCGCTGTCATAAGGGTTTTGACACCCTATGACAACGGCTGATAAGTAAGAATTGGGTATACTGGGCTCGAACCAGTAAATTACGGATTCAGAGTCCGCTGCCTTACCAATTTGGCGAATACCCAATAAGCTGTGATGCTTGAAACAACTATTTAATAGTAACTTGTTCCGCTTTAGGTGTCAACCAATTTTCCTGAAAAAACCGGTATTTTGTATGAATTCCCACTTGTGTGTAATTTTATGCAAAGAACAATTGACATTTTTCGTTGGATAGCGTAAATTAGATACTGCTAGTAAATGACATTGCCCGCTGGTCAAACTGGTTTAAGACGTCGCCCTCTCAAGGCGGAGTTACGGGTTCGAGCCCCGTGCGGGTGATAATTAGAAACACACTCACATACGGGAAACCACCAAATCGCTGTTAAATCAACGTTTTGGTGGTTTTCTTTTTGCTTTGAAACACGTTCAAATGCAAAGTCCTCTTCGCAAATTCTTCGCAAATATGGTTTCACCTTTTTAAATGCGAAGAACTGCGAAGAATATTATGCGCACACTATTTTAGCTTGATTAGGGGAACTTTTGTTCGTATAATCGTAGGTGAGGTGATTATAATGAAAGCAATTCGTGGTGGCCTAAATGGCGCTATAAAAATTGAAACTCTTAACCCATTTGTACTACGACTAAATCTCTGGGACTTTGAGTCCGACAATTCAGTTCAATGCTTGCTAAAAGAAAATGCACTCGAATACTGGTACGCGGTAAAAGCAAAGAAGATACAAAAGACGGTTTTCTATGGTGAGTATGATTTAGATGGTATCTTTATCATTTCCAGATATAATTTTGATAACCCCTTCTTTATCCACTATCGCAGTCGCTTAAAATCCATACAACCGACAGTCTCTTCAATACTATAGAGGTGATCCCTATGAGTCCAGATAAAGAAGCAGCACTTATTAATAAAAGAATTGACGCAAGCTTCAAGCGGCTCATCAACACACGTTATCAGATTAATGTGGTTTTCAATCACTACTCCAACACGTTCAACTTTCTTATGTATGTGGCCCATCCTAAGAAGCGTTCCCGCTCGATCCCCCTGCACACCGTGGAGACAGATGACCTTGTCTACTTGGAGTCACTAATCAAGCGGATTCAGGCACACACCCAATTGACAATCACTTACACTGGCTTTGTCGGCGAAAAGTGGCCATCAGACTTGCGGCCAATCCAGAAAACAGTGGGTGCTCGTGAAGACAAACAATACCTAAATTAGCATACAAAAAATCCTTCTAACTAAAATGAGCAAGAAGGATTTTTTCATAATTTTTTAAATTTTTATTGATATTACATGCCAGTTGGCATATAATATCAATATAGTCAAACGAAGGAGTCATGACCGGAGTTAGACTTAGCAAGTAAGTGCGACGCCACATTCACACCATCTTCTAGACAAACGGGGTGATGACGTGCACGTTCTAATCACTGCGGGAAAGTGGGAATTATGACGTTAGCAATAGCGTTGTATGTATTATCCAGAGCAATCAGGGTCTTGGCTACCTCAGCTATCGACTTTGCTAAAGCTTATGTGATAATAAAAAAAGCTACTTCAACTAAGAAGTAGCACCACCAATACCGCACTAGACTTGCGAACTTGTGGTGGCCGCTGGAATCGGCTACCACTTTTTAATATGGTCATTATACAACACTCACCCATGGAGGTTCAAGCATGAAGATGCAAGATGAAATTCAAGAACTTTTGAACAGTGACATTTCAGCATATGCTATCAGCAAAGGTAGCGGCGTGTCACAATCTGTAATAACTAGACTTCGTAGTCGTGAGAGAAAGATCGAAAAGCTAACCATTGAAACTGGACAACGATTACTTGATTATTGGAAACAAATTAAGGGATCAACTTTGCAAAAATAGCCATTTTTTTAATGTCCAGCGCCAAATTTCCTGTTTTACATCTTTTGCCTATTTTTATTTACATTGGTGTTATATCAACACGTTCCTAGATGAAGTATTCAGAAATACACCTTTTATGGCAGACTGTAAACACCACACTTGCGATGTTAATAGTTTGCCTTTTTATAAAAAACAAAAAAAGAAACACGATTAAACATCGAGCGGCTTTAGTTTGATTAAAGCATAGCAAAATTAATCACAAGAAATAGCCTTTGCTTGTTCTTGACGTTTCTTTAAAAATGGAGTATAAATAAATTATAGAAATCAATCCCTCCGCTCCACGTAAAGTGGCTGGTACGCCAGTTAGCGGAGCTTTTTTTTTTGGAGTGAATTAATTGGAAATTAAACGACTTACCACTAAACAGCAACTTCAACGGCTCACTGAATTAGGCATAAAAACCGACCCTAATAATAGTGACAGAGATATAGCTACCATAGAAACAATCGGCTATTACAAATTAAAAGAGTTTGCTATGCCGTTCAATATTAATAAGGATATTCAAGACGGTAGCAAACTCAAATTTTCTGATATATCGTTCAAGCAACTTGTCTCACGATATTTTCAAGATAAAAATCTTAGAGTTAATGTCTTGCATGCCATAGAGGCAATTGAGGTAAAACTACAAAACGAAGTCTCTTACTTGCTCGGGGCCAAATACGGTGCATTTGGTTACCTATCATTTTCAAGCTGGTGCAATCGTGGAGAGTTTAGCCGATTTGATATTGAACAAGAACAGGTATTCTTTAAGAAAAAACTGCTTAAAAAAGTTAAAAAATCACAATTACCTGATTTAAAATACAAGCATAACTTGAATGAGGATAAATTCCCTTCAGTTTGGCTAATGATTGACACACTAACTTTTGGTGATACTGTCCATCTTTTAAAATATATGTCTCCGTCTAATCTAAGAAGCATTAGCAATAAATTTGATTGTAAACCATCAGAATTACTGTCATGGCTTGAATGTCTCAACTTAGTTAGAAACGTTTGCTGCCATAATTCTGACTTACTAGATATTCAATTTAAAACCAAGCCCTCTATACCAAATAAGTATAGAGATCAGCTGTTTCAATTAGGAAATGGTCACTACACTAATAAAATTGCTATAGCAATTTTCATAATTCAGCAGTTGATGCTCTCTGTCAACTCTCTCTATGATTTTGGAGAGATTGAACAGTCATTATACAAAATTATTGATAATAAAGAGTCTCTTGCTAATTCACTGGGTTTTTCAAGCTGTAAAGCAATTTTAGCACTACATGTAAGTAAAAATCGGCGTAAGCATCAAAGACATCCTAAAAAGCTTAGCCACTAGTAGTGTAATACAGATCATATTTAAAAAGGCGCCCACCCCGTTAGGAGTGAGCGCCCTTTTAAATCTGAAACATACAGGTATGAGTTTAATTGTACTCTTATTTAACAAACTTGTTAATCTTTTTGTTGCCACTGATAAATAATCCATTAGCCAATTGGATTCGAGTTGTGTCTCCATACTTGACGATCTTAGCGACATCAAACTCCGTCCCAGCTGGTTGCCAGTCTACAACATGATTAAGAGCTTTGTCCTTGTACCGGTGAGTACCGCGAACAGACTTTACTCGTTTGACGCCGCCATCAACAGAATAGTATAAGCGATTGACGTTGGCTTGGTTAGAAGTGATGTAATAGCCATTTGCCAATTGGAACCGGGTAATTTTACCGTAGTTAATCACTTTGGCAATCGCAAATACAGTACCAGCTGGGAAGTTGTCCACTTTGTGTTTGAAGCTAACGTCCTTGTATCGATTAATCGGCGTCCGTGCGTAGATCATTTTGGGATTGTACCGGTAGTAGATGGCCTTCTTAGGCTTGATCGTCTTAGTTGTGGTGCCATAGTAGTAATTTGAGTACATCTGCGATACATCAAATGTCCCGTAGCAGCCTGGGAAGTGCATGCTTGATGTCCATTGCCAACCATTATATCCGGTATAGAGCTTAAATCCTGACGGGTTATAAGGGTAGTTAGCTACCCAACCACCACGGCCCGAGTTGTTCAATGGCACTGAATTAATCCAGCTACCCATCGTATAGACATCCGTTTTGGGATAGCCCATGCGATGAACTTCGTTAATCCAGGCCTTAACAATTTTAGAGTTCTGATTCCAACCAGAGTTGGTGGCTTCAAAGTCAAGTACGATCACACTGTTCTTGCCCAATCCTGCCTTAAGCGCACTTCGGGCTGCCATCTGGGCTTCGGCCTTAGCCCCAGCCACTGTCGTAAATCGGGCAAAGTGATAGCCGTTTACGTGTAAGCCAGCAGATACCGCGTTACGAATGCTCGGCTTGGCCGTTTGGTCAGTGAAGTACGTGCCTTCGGATAGCTTAGCTATCATGGCTTTGACGCCATACTTTTTCATTGAACGCCAATTGGCAACGGTCATGATTCCATTGTTATTGGACGTATCCACAACATCATAATGCGGCATTACTTCACATCTCCCTCCGTAGCAGCCACGTCTTCTGGCACATCTAAGGGTGCTGGTTCAGTGGGTACTGTCGCAGCTTGTTTGTCCAGTTGTGCTTGCTTATCAGCGAACGCTTGCTCTGTGTCAGCTAGAGCGGCATTGTATTCAGCCTGTTTTGTTTGGGCTTTCGTCTCCGTCGTGGTCATCGACTGATACGCTTTTTCGATGGCTGCTGAAATAATTGCCGGTGCCAGACTATCATGACCAAATACTTTCATCTGGCCTGTTACATCAGCAATCGCCTGCTCACGCTTTTCTTCCCCTGGCATTTCATAATTAGTGGCCGCCTTGTTGACAGCACTGAACGCCAATGTGTCTAACAGTCCCAACACTTCGCGTTGAGTAGCGGACTTATTCGCCGCAATCTTGGTCTTTAAAGCAGGATTGATCCGAGTAAACCAGCCAACTAGGGCAAAAATTAAGACACCTAAGATACCGGTGTCGTTGAGTAATTTAATAATCTTCGTAAATTCATTCATGCTTTTTCCTCCTAAAGTTCGCCATACCGTTCCCGGTACGCTTGATTCTCACGTTCTAAAGCGGCATTGCGTTTTCGCAAGGCTTCATTCTCACTAACCTTCAAGGCAATCTGCTGGTTAAGTTCTTGTTCCATGGCATCTTTCTTAGCCCTCAATTCGTTCAAATCTTTCGCAAATTGTGCTTGATCACTCTCGCGTTCTTTACGAAGCGACTCATTATCAGCTTTGACTTGCTCCATGATGTACTTCTCCATGCCCTGACGATCACGGTCAGCTTGTCGTGTGTCAGAATGATAGCCATGAATAACAGCCCAGATAGTGGTTACAAACGTTCCCAGTGCGCCTAAAGCAACTGCCCAGGACTTAATATCCATGTGTGTCCCCCCTAATCAACGTACCGACTAGCAAAAATAGCATGAGTAAGGCGAACACCCACGTTAGGTTAAACCGCACATCAAACAAGCCCCGAACAATGAAAGCCACTGATAAGGCCCCCATTGCTGGTGATAGGGCAACTAGGCCACCATCACGTAACAACCGCCGGTTGTGAAAGACGCCAACCAGAATAGCGAGACCACAGATAATTAACCACAATGAAAACCACCAGTCGTCAGCAAAGGCAAAGATTGCATGCTCAGCTGGTGAAGGTGGTGGCGGGGGTGTCACCCGTGGATCATCTAAATAACCTTGATGAAACCAAATATACAAACCGCCTATCATTGAAAACAAGCCAAAACAGAAATGATTCCAATGCGAAAAGGCCCGTTGAACCGGGCCATCTTTAATACGATGCATGCTTACGCCTCCAAAATAAAAATATATTAAAAGATCATCATTAGAACTACTATTCCCGCCATTAAATAGGCTGTTGCTAAAACAATGTTTGCTTTGACAAGGTCCTTATTCATAACACATTCCTCCAAAATAAAAGCACCTAGGCGGTGGTAGTATCCGCCGTCGGTGCCGTGTAATCCTTGCCTGTAAGCTCTTTGTACTGATCCGGTGTGATACACCAATTGACCATATAGCCAATGTCTAACCCCCATGAAGCATACAGCTTGGCGTCGTTAATATTAGGTGATGAAAATGGATTATTTCCCATGATAATTCCTCCTATTCTGTCTTAGTGGCAATCTGCTTTTGAACCGCCACAATTTGCTGTGACAGGCTGACGAATTGCTTTTGAAATTGCTCCTGCGTAGTAACAAATTGCTGCTGGGCTTCTACTTGAGCCTTTGTGGCACTTCCCAATGCTGTTTGCAAACCTTCGATGGTTTTGTCCCGCTTTTCGGCTTGTTCGCCTTGCTGGTCAATCAATCCTTGCAAGTAGTCGATATCCAAATCGGGTAAGTTACCCGGAGCTGTGACTTCTTGCGAATTATCACGCTTGAATGCGTACATCCACCAGTAGCGCGTGAAGTATTGAACCGAGGTAGTTGGAATATTGACTGCCCGTAAGCCATCCGCCTGTTCAAGTACGGGCGCAGTGTCCTTATCCGGAAATTGGTTATCTGAATCTGATTTTACGTAATAAATTGGCATTTCTTTTCCTCCTTAATCTGGCTGGATTGAGCTAACGACTGTATATGGCTTGTCAATACTGATTAGCGATCTTGACAAAGCTGTAAACCATATTCCAAATTTAGAACCGTCACTAGACGATCCATTTCTGGATAGCTTTGTATTATATAGTCTGCCAGAAACATTATCATTGTAACTAGCCATATTGTATAAAGACATCATTTTAGAATCAGTTGTTATCCAATGAAATCCTTCTGGCAAAGTGAATAGCGTTCCAGTCCACGAAGCACCGTCATCTAGCGTTGCATTTTTGGCACCCATTATCATTGTGGTTTGGTCAACCGGATTGTATTTCATAAGAATCGGACTTCCCGTAAACATATCGGGTAATTCGATTTCATGCCACATCTTTAGCTGAATGCTTTTCAAATCGTCGCGGGTAGCGACTGATTTACCTCCGTTCACAGTGAGATTAGTAAAATCAGTAGGTTTAGAAACAACCCCAGTGTCAGGGTTGCGGTCAACCACGTTAGCGGCGTTAGCTGGTACATAAGACTTACCATTAATGGTTACCGTATCATCGCCATTATCCTTAACCACCGAATTTTCGTTGGGCACTCGCCAACCAGACCACGTAAGAGGTTGACCTGACAAGATGTTGATGAGAACATTGCCTTTCACATCTCTATACTCTAGTGTCTTGTTAGCACCGCTTAGTGTCTTATGGACTACTAATGTGCCCCAATTGATACCAGTATTTTCAAGGTTAGGGGCATTCTTAGGCAGCGGACCACTTATGGTATATGAACCATAATCAAGGTTTAGTACATCATCAGTAGCCGTCAGCGTCGTCTTAACAATCACACTTGGGTCAATATCAGACGTCTTGACCTTGTCGCTGGCCTGCGTGTCCGCGTATGCCTTTGCCGACTTGAGTGTTTTAGCGTCGCCATCGGAGACATTCTCGGTGGTCGCGATTGCATTACCATCACCGTCTACCGCACCCTTTTCAAGCGTAACGGACTCCTTGAAGTCTGCTGGCTTACTGCCGTCGATGACGGTGGCAGGGATAAGGCTTTTCACATCGTCCGTTTTGACGTAATCAGCCAAAGTCACTTTCAACGCTTCGTTGGTCACTGCACCAGCTGGGTTGATTGATAAGTCAACATTACTGGATTGACCAACTACAGTTTCCAGATCAATTCCTAAAGCCGACCCCATCGCGTCTTGATGGATATAAACGGGATCTTTTAACACGGTAACACTGTACAGTACCTCCTTACCATCACCATCAACTGCGAAAAGCCCAACTGAATTCATCTGGTAATCATTAGGTGCTTTGGTTTGGTCGATTGCAACATTGACATTGACAGTATTGTTGTTGATGACTGTCACGGTATTAATGTCAGCTGTCTGCTGCACATTATCCAGAGATGTTAGGACTTGTAGCTCGGTAACCGATTGATTAAAAAGATTAGTGGTGCTGATTTCTGCCTTGGTAAATTTTGCCGTCGTCTTATTGGCGATAAGCCGTGCGGCTATTGACTGGGCGGCAGTCGTGAAGATAGTCGTTGCACTTCTCTGTTCGTCATTACTTGCCACTATTACCCCTCCTTTGCATTAATTGTTTGTCGAATTTTAGTGATACTAGCTAAGCCAGCTTGTCCTTGCATCGAAATGTGGCGGTCCTGTGCGACGTTCATAGTTGACCGAATGTTCTGGTGAACCATAGTGTAAGAGGTCATATAGAGATTACTTTTGACCGTCGTTCTAAACTGAATTGTTGCCACTCTGGTCGGTGCTGCAACGGATGCTCGGACCTGGTCAAGCAGCATCGCTTCCTTCTCCTGCGAATCAATGTATATTGCTGGGACATTCAAGACCTCGATGGCCATCGGTTCACCAGTTACGTTCCAAAGAGGGCGTACCCAGAATTCGTGTGGGTCCGCAGAGAGGATTACCGAGACGACATCATAAATTTGGTTGATAGTCCCATCAGTATGACGTCGCGCAAGACGGGCGTAAATCATTCGCCGATAGAAGTCGTCATCCATCTGTCCTCGGTAAACTCCAATGAGGTTACCTATTCTGTCTAGGAATCCACCCTCAGCAGTGTCTAGTGACCGCATTTTCAACAGCATATCCAATCGCTTCTCACCAGCACCTATCGGCTGTTCGGCTAGCTGCATCATCTTCCAATTGTTCGACCCAGTAGACCGGTCAAAAGAAGGCGGTAGATCCTTAATCGTGGGATCAATCTGCATTAGTGACCACCTCGATATCATCCGGAACGTAAGCCGCTGACTCATAAGTTTCCAGCTGGATATCCGCTGCTGCCAAAATGTCGTTTGCGCGCCCAATCTTGATCTCCGCATCAGTCACGCCAACCACGTCATACACTAAAGTGTAGAGATAAGTAAAACGCACCTTATCTCCCATCGTTAGAGAGTTAAGATACGTTTTGATGTTGGCTTTAATTTGGTCAATTCCATCTGTCTCAAATAAGGTGCTGTCAGTATCAAGTGTGACAGTCATAAAGATTGGCACGCCCGTTGGACGGTCAAAGTGAATCTCTTGCGGGTATCCGCCGCGGTCCAGCACCTTGCACACCGTTGTCCCTACTGTCTGAGTCCCGCCAGCAAGAGTATCGCTAATAGCTTGAGCTACATCACCATCGACGCCGCCTGAAGCATAGACGTGAATTGACTTTGGCGGGTCACTATTTTCATCGACTTCATTGGTATCATTGACGTTGACCTCTACTTGATCTACTCCGGCCACGTTAGCCACTGATGATCTGATTCCGTCACGAGTAGCCCCCGAAAGTGATTCTTCGAAGACTTTTACCCGGTTCTTAAAAGTCTCATCATCCTCGGTAGTCATACCACCAGTCGCTGCCACCGGATTAGTGACCGAAGTGATCTCTTCAACTGGCATGGTCTGCTTAGTAATCGTGCCCGCTGCTACATTCGCATCAGTTGACTCATCCATTGAGACAGCAATACCAGAGCCGTTGCCATCATCATCCAAAATAACGGCATCTTCGAGCATAAAGGTTTGTCCATCTTCGGTCTCAAACATCTCATCAGCATCAATCACAGCTCCTGGTTTCCCGATGAAAGTTAAGGACACGTAGGCTGGTTGCGATTTATTGCGAGTTAGTCCCAATAAGGCAACAACCTTGTCTAAGGTAATCCCCGTTGCAGTGTCGAAGAACCACGAGTCCCAAACATTCCCGATAGTTTGTTCGTACTTAGCCATTCGATGAGCCACAATACGGATAAAACTGCCTAATATGGACTTTTCAGCCGTCCCGATATTAGAGCCCATCAGGCTGCCTGCAAGCTCATAAAGGTCAATTTGAATTGCGTCCTCTGGCTCCGCTACATAGCCTTGCGGCGTTAGTCCGTACTCGGTATCAGTTTCCGCCATCAATCGTCACCTCCTGCTCAATTTCTTCTTGATCATCTTCAAAACCTGTTTGGTTCATATCAACGGTCATTTTTAAAGTTACTGACAAAATTCGCGTTTTATGGTCCAAATTAAAAATGGTATCTGTGATGGCTACTACTCGGGGTTCCTGCTCCAGAATGGCATCCTCAAAATCTGTCTGCGCAAAGGCTTCGTTAAAGTCCTCGCCGATAAGATTCTCATAGTCCATCCCCAAATCAGGTTCCAATGGTGCGTCTCCTAACTGGTTGCTGATAATGGTGCGAATTCCTTGAGCCAACTCCTCTTTGCCGGAAATCGTCTGCATCTCACCATTTTCGATGACCAGGTCACCGTTCTCATCTTGTCTTAAATCTCGTAGTTCCATTGCTAAAACACCGCCTCGATAAAAGCATCGTTCAAACTATGCAAACGGTCTGAAGCGTTTGAAATATCCCCTGTATCGCCTACATCTGCTTCTGAGACGTCGCGATCAAAAAAACCTACGCTAACGCTGACGTCCTTTTTCACATCGTCTCGAGCATGCTTAGGAATTCGTACACTCAGAATCATCCCTCGCTTATCGCCATCAGACGCAAGGTCTTGTGGTTGTACGGTACAGGTATGATCTGGCTCAACTGAAACTACGCGGCAAAGAAGATGAACATGGGTTTCCCGCTTGACCTTTCGAGCAAAGAATCGGAAAAACTTCAATTCCGGTCTTTTATTGGCCATTACTTTAGCACCCCCGTTGTTAGGAAGGACGACCCATCATAAGTGTGCTCCCCGTTATCGACAACCATCGTACGTTTCAAGTTACGACTTTCAACTTTGATGACAGCATCCGTCGTGATACGGTGCTGTAAAAGGCAACTAAAGCTCCATGATTCGCCATCGTCATCTTCACTGTAGGCAGGCTCATCAGTGAGGCCAGTTTCGTTTGAGAGTAAGAACTCAGCAGGCTTGGTTGCCGTGCTATTTTTCTTGACCCCTCCGGCCTTCTTCAGCGCCCTCTCCGCCTTGGTCAACAACTTCTTAGCATTAATCCAATCATCTTTAGCGTCCTTAACTTCTTTGGTACGCTTGGCATAGGATTCAACAGCATTCTTGTGAGATTTCAAGCTGCCAACATCACTAATCCGCTGCTGCCAGTGTTTAATAGATTTCTGGGCCGCTGCCTTGCCACTCTTGGTTTTAGCCTTGGCCAATCGTCCCTGAGCCGCTGTCAGATTCTTCTTGTAAAGTTCCCGGTCCTTAGAGATTGTAGCTGTCGTAAACGACCGATACTTAGCTGCCGTCCCCTGCTGTTTCAACTTGGTCAGATAGTGGTTATGAGCCGACCGGACTGCAGTACGTCGTGTCCGTACGATTTTCTGCAAGTCACTGGCACTGGTGTCATAGACTACACAGTATTTACCACGCACGATCCGGAGAACCGAGCCACATTTCTTAGCAATAGATTCAATCAGTTCTAACGGCTGACCATCAGCTGTATAGCCCTTTTTAAATTTCTTCGGAATTTGCAGCTTGATGGATTTCAACGGAATACCTGACTTTTTGGCAATCGTCTTGATAACTTGTTCAGCATCCGATTGTCTCTTAAAGGTGATTGAAACATCTTTCTTTTTTGAGTAGTCGGCGCCCTGGATGAAGGTAAAGCTGAACTGCGAGTCAACCCCGGACCACAGCAGATGCGGAATTTTGTTGATATTGCCTTCTGTCAATACCCCAACATCGCCCTTATAGCCTGCGTAAAGTGTGACGTGCTCTCCTTTTTTAAAAAGAGCGCGTGTCTTCTTAGACAGGTTCATGATGGTCACTGTCGCAACATCTGGTGTGGGCTCACTAGAAAATGGCACGCTAAACTGAATTTCCAACAAATGATTCAGCCGATTTAGATTTTCAAGCGTCACTTTTTCCTTACCTGTATCCAGAACCAACTTGACTCGCCGATCCACTTGATACTTAGCTGCCATCATCATCACCCCCATCTTCGCCAATTCCAACATAGTCATCGCTACTAAGATCATCTGTTGGGTCAATATCATCGATCATCAAGAACACTGTCCGTCCAAAAGTCTCAGCATTAACGGCTGTGGCTTGTCCAGACTCATCCATCGGCACAAGGTCGACCGCCGGTAGTCGGTCATCATTGACGTAGGCCCATAGTCGATGATTGAGTACCAATTTCTCTCCCAAAACGATGGGATTAAGGTCCTCATCGTATAAATCGACCGTAAAAAAATCACCAACAGCGTTGTAGGAAACTCCAAAGTTGAAGGTGACATCTGCTAATTCAATTTCAAAAATCTCTGGGAGATCATCAACATTTATCGGAATATAGTCACGTTGCGACATCACCACTCACCTCACTTAACTCTAACCCGAACACCAATAGGTATCTTGCGATCCGGATACTTGTTCCACTTACGCAACGTCGCAATCGATGTTCCAAAGCTTTGATGGAAACCCCAGTAGGTGTCCCCGGCTTTAGTCTTGCGATAAGTACCCTTGGTCTGTTCGGACTTGGTGCTTCCCGTTCGCTTCTTGCTACCATTATTTTTCTTCCCCTTTTTCTTGATTCGGGAAGTCTTAGCAAAGTGTACAAACTTCAAGCTCATGGTTGCCTCAATGGTCGAAGCATACTTCTCACCATGTCGGGTTAAGTCCTCGATTTGAAGATGTTTGTAATAAACAACGGCACCCTTGAAAACAACTTGGGTGCCGTCGAATCGCCACTTATTCAACTTGGACCAAACCTTATTAGCCTTAGCCATCGTGTCTTCTTGAATCAAGATTGAAAGGGTAATTGTCTTACTTGTTGGCCGCGAATGATCAGTGATAGGTTCGCCCTTCTCAATCGCATACTGAGTTACCTCTGAAGCAGAATCATCATCCTCAGTCTTAGCGTGAATGCCGATTCGTTGAGACACTTTATTCTTTCCGTATTCGTGCATATATGCACCAAAAAACTCGGAAGTCCCATCCCGAGTTCGCTTGTATACTGGTTTTACCATTACGCTCCTCCTAACAGGTCTTGTAACTGCTCAAAGCTTTCACCCATCGCTTCCTTGACCCACTTCATAACTTGTTGCTTCGTGACATTTCCGCTGGCGTCACCAGTTATATTGACATTGATCGTTGGGTGAAAATCAATCTTGGATTTACTACTGTGTCGTGAATTTGAAGGAATTGATTGGTTCGCAATCTGCTTCGATTTCTCGTGTGGATAAATGGTCCCGGCTGAGTCTGGCTTGAAGAGTTCTGGTCCCTTCTCACCAACAATTGACCACTCGCCAACCTTCGGACGACCGCCCTTGGCATAAGCCCTTGCTGCCACACGATCAAAAGCTGCACGTCCCGATCCATAACGACGTTTAATATATCGAATAGACGCCAATATATTATCGTACCCATTCAAGATATTGTTATGTCCTTTAAAAGCATTTGCTTTAAAAGTTGTACCTGTCGTCTGAGTTAGACCTTTAGACGGGTTACCAGCCTTGGCGTTACTATCCCAAGTGTTTACAGTTGTCGGATTACCACTAGATTCACGATTGATGAGCCTCAGCATATCATTTACACGCCAATCCGTAGCTGAAAGGTTATTGGCTCTAAGAGCCTTCTCAACCGCTGACTTCCAGCGTTTGACTCCAGAACCTCCGGGGTTTCCCATTGAACCGCCAGCCGAGTCAGTTTGAAGGTTCTTAGAAATCCAAGCCAATGCTGACTTGCCAATCTCTTGCTTGAACAGCTTTTCAACACCAGTATCCTTAGACTTGCTCTTATCTACACCAGAACTCTTGCCATGCATCTTGGTGACATCGTACCAGCCGCGGGTTGAATTACCTCCATGGTCCCACAAAGACCCGTGAGAGACACCGACGTGCAAATGAGCTCCGCTACCAGCACCATTTAATGGTCCAAGAGTACCAAGTGTTTGCCCTGTTTTGACTTTGTCACCAACGGAAACTTTGATATTTCTCATTCCACCAAATTCTTGGTAGATTTCCTGATAACCGTCATCACTCTTAACGGTAATGACTTTACCTAAAGCCCCGGGGCCCAAACAGGATTTCCAGCACGTGTTACAACCCCACCATGCATGGCATGAAATGGAGTTCCCAACGCTGCACCAAAATCTACGCCATCATGGCTACCGCCGTCTCGACTGTCACCAAATCTCTGGCCATTGCTACCTGTGCTCCACCCAGAACCTGGTGAGTGGGCCCAGTTGCCACCAGCCCCACTGCCGTCATTAATAGCATCATTAATGACGTTCCATCCAGCCTTGTACCAAGTAGGCCCGACAGAATCCGTCGCCCCCTTAGCTGTAGTGGTCAACCCACGTTGCAGGTCGGACCCTTTAGGCTTAATCGTCTTGTCATCAAAGTCACGTTTCCAAGCAGCATCTGGATTCTTATGATTCTTAGCAGCCAGACTAATCAGCTTATCATCAGACGCACCAGTACCTTTCTTGAAGTGTGGCAAGTATGGTTTGGCCTTCTCAACCTGTGATCCGTTGAAGACTTCATCACCCTTTTTTAGGGGTGTAATGACGTCGTTACCAATAGGCTTCAAAAGTTGACTGCCACGTGCCACTAGTTCTTGTCGAGGGCCACTTGTTGCGTCGTTAAGAACGGCCAGTTGATCACTAGCAATTGGACCCTTAGACCCAGTTGCGTAGTGAATTGGCTTCAAAACAGACTTGTTCCCACCAAACTGAGCCAGTGTGGTATCGATACTGCTGATACCGGAATTCATCGATGAAATTGCACCGGCCATCCCGTCATGGGCTTGACCTTTTAACTTGCCAAAAATGGACCCAAAATCGCTAACTAGGTCCGTTGTGACGCTGTTAAACTGCTTGTGCATCGACTTCAGTGAGGCGACTGTATCATCTTTGACGTCGTCAAACTTCTTGACCGCCCGCTTATGCAGTTTAGTGGTCTCAGATTCCGCATCAGTGCGAGTGTCATGCCACAATGAGGCGTTTTTCTTGTTGAGCTGTTTCAGCGACGAAGCAGACTTCTTAGACATGTCACCGTAGTTCTTAGTGACTGATTTCGACATCTTTTTGGATTCCAAAATTGAGTCCTTAGAGGTCTTCTTGCTCAGCCCTGGCATAGCGGCCCCACTACCAGCTGCAAAGCTAGTTAACTGGGTCGTGCCAGCAGCAAAGTTAGGGAGTCGTTGCCCAAAGGAACCTCGCGCCATCTTGGTAACATCTGCGTGGTTGTAGATACGATCACCTGACCGTACCTGTAGAAGTTGCGCACCCTTAGCACCTACAACGCTGAACTGTTTCCCGCGTTGTAAGACCTCGGAGCCATTTTCCCCAACCATTGCCATACCGGTCTTACGGATGGCACCACCAACAGCAAAACCGGTATTAAGCTTCGGCGCAGTTCGGAAAGTAGCCTTAGACTTGGTAGCTGCCGGATGTTTCTTCCCGGCATCCATATTTCTAAGTGTCTTATTCTGTGCTGCTGCACCTTTGGCGGTACTCTTACTTACCTTGTCAATCTCATTGGATGTTAGATGGTCCATATCAGGCCATTTAATTCCCGTGAGAATTGAATTAATACTGTCCACCATTGACTGAAATAGCCCAACAGCCTGTCCGGTCTCTTGGTCAACTTGTTTCAAGTGCCCTTTGGTCTGAGCACGTGCTTCGCGAACGACCTTCTCGTGCTCATCCTGTGCGGCAGCAACAGTCTTATCACGACGATCTTTGGCAGCACCAACTGATTTGTCACGTGTTTTTTCGGCCTTTTCCTTGATAGCCTCATACTGCTTCTTAGATAGGGTCCCCGTGACATACCGTTCATGGTCGGCCGCCGACATAACGGCTTTGTACTTCTTATCTGCTGCCGATTTAGACTTGGTATAGGTGGTGTTAGCATTTTTTATCGTGCTCCGCATGGCCTTGTACGATGATTGAACTACTGCAGCTCCCTGCTTAGCAGACAGTTTTTTGGTACTGTCGCTGAGCTTTCCCAGAATAACCTTCTGCTTAGCATTGCCTTGAGACATCAGTGAAGCAATTTTAGCATTAGCGTTGGCAACGGCCTTTTGACGACCCTTACCACCGTTAGCCTCAGATTTCGTAACTTCGGATATGGCCTTTTTTGCTGAAGCCTCGCGCTTTGAATTAGACTTTTGCTCGCTATCAAGAATCGACTTCTCTTGTTTCTTAGTCATTAACCCGTTTTTCACGAGTGTGTCTAAGCTACTAGCAGATTCGCGAACACGAGTACGGCCATATTCCTTAACGCTCTTGCTAAGCCCTGAGTAGGTCTTAGCATTTTGAGCTAGTAAGGACTTGGACTCTGACTTACTCCCAGATTCAGTTGCCTGAATTAATCGGGCGCGACCTTGGTTGAATGTCTGGCTAACATCAGCCATGGCTTTCTTAGCGTAACTAGGTAATTTATCGTACGGACTTTTTGTGTCCTTTTTCTTAAAACTACCTACAGATAAGCCAGAAATATCATTACCAGCACCGGAACCGTAAGGATTAGTTCGTAGCGTTTGGTGACTCGCTGAGCCACTCTTTTTAGCGCTGGCATCGTAACTATGAATATTTTTGCGTTCTGTCTTATTTACTTGTTTAACAACGGGGCTATCAGCAATTGCATTGCCTATGGCCCCACCAACAGCTGCACCAATTGTGGCAACAAGTGGATTTCCACCGCTTAGAACGGCCGCAACTCCACCACCGACTGCGGAACCAGCGCCGTGCCATAATTCCTTACCGCCTTGCTTGCTATCAACACCAGAATGAATTGCTTTAACAACATCACTGCCAACGCTTAGACCAATGCCAGCATATGTTAGCTTGGAAACTAATCCTGAACTAGCCAGTTTCCCAGAACCACTCGCTACCGTGGAAGAAGCCACCGTCGCTTTTTCAGATGCACTCACTGCTTCATTTCCAACAGCAATTCCAGTGGCTGCCTTTTCAACGCCGGCCATCTTTGCAAGCAGACTAGTAGTCTTTACCGCTGCTCCGCCAAGTGTCGTAACGACACTTATAACCTTGGCCAATGGTGCTAATGCAGCTACTGAAATAGCAGTCCACGTCAGCATGGTCTTTTGTGACTTATCGAGTTTGCCGAACTTCTCCAGCAAGCCCCCCATACCGATTGCCAGTTTAGTAATCGACGGGAGTACCGTTTGTGCAAAAGTGATAGCTAAACCCGATGCTGCCTGTTTGAACTTGTTAATCTGGTTTTGAGCAGACTGCATGTTCTTGGCTGACAGCTTGCCTGTATAGTCATTCTTAGCTGAATCCTTGACCTTATCGTTTAACTTGCCAAGCTGATCAGCATTCTCAGCTAAAATGGCCCCGGCTTGTTGCCCCGTCGCCCCGAACAAATTATGAAATATGGAGGCCTTTTCAGTCGCTCCTAGCTTGGCACTATGCTGTTGAATTAAGCTAAACGTGTCAGCCATAGACTTCATATCACCATTTTTCTTGGTGAAATCTTTGGTTGAAAGACCTAATTTATCAAGCGCCCCTTGTGCTGCTTTTGAAGGCGACTGTAGACTGGTCAGCGTCTTACGTAAACCAGTCCCGGCTTTGTCAGCTTCGAGACCATTATTAGATAAGATACCGATTGCACTGGCAGTTTCGGACAGGCTTAATCCGGCTTGCTTAGCACTGACACCAGAATAACTAAGAGCAATCCCCATCGAATGGAAGTCCGTTGCCGTCAAATCAGCAGCGTATGCCATTTGATTAGTGACTGTCTTAGTGTTCTTGATCATGCCAGCAGTAGAGTTGGCCCGCATTCCGAAGGACTCTAAGGCTGCCGTTGAATCATGCACAACGTCTGAGAAACTGTCCCCAGAAGCTACAGATGCCTTTAGCATGGACTTCATAGAACCAAGAGACTGCTCAGAGGTGTAACCACGCTTGGTTAGCTCTTGATACCCCTCAGCAATCGACTTTTGCGACTTACCATACTGAATAGAGTATTTAGCACCATCAGCCTGCATTTGCTTAGTGGCCTTAAGTGAAGTTCTGGCACTCTCACCACCAGTTGTGAGCAAGTTATTGGTGACCTTATACTCATGCTGAAGCTCAATGGCCTTCTTAGCGCCATAGACAAACGCTGCACCGACACCTAGACTCAATGCCTTGGTCTTATCATAAACACGGTTAGCGGACTCAGACGCAGTCTTCATGGACTTCTGTGCCCGATTGAACCCATTGAGTTCGTTAGAAGTCTTAGACATCTGTAGCCCTAGGTCATTAACACGCTTTCGCTGTGCCTGATAGGCCTCTGAAGTTGAGCCACTGGCTGTCTTTACACGCTGAAGCTGAGTTACCTCTTTGCCGTACTGAGTCTGTAGGCTCGCGTATGTACCGCGCAGTGATCGAATATGGTCACTGTTGGCAGCATGTGCATGACCTTGGACCTTCAGCATCTCCGTATAGGAAGCGTCAGCCTTTTTGGTTAGCTCAATAGTACGTTGAGAGGATTTAAGAGCCGTCTCGTATTCCTTGACCTGCTCTTTAAGCTTGGCCCTATCTTGCGCAGACTCTCGATCCTGTCGTCCAGAATTGCGTTGGGCCTCGGTATAAGACTTGGCAGCTGACGTAGACTCTCGCTGGGCCGCTGCTGAAGTTCGTTGACTGGCTGAGAAACTGGCACTTGCTGTCGTTGCCGACTTCGTTGCCGTTTCTAGTGTTTTGACGCTACCTTCCGCAGACCGTAGCCCACTATCATCCACTTTCCAATCAATATCGATTGTCGTGTGCTTGATTGCCATACTTTTTCACCTCACTATTCTTCCGGGTCCATTCCTTGCATCAATTCAAATTTTTTATCGGCTTGATAGTTAAACATTTCTAGTTCGTCAAAGGTTGCCAACTCAACCTCTTCACGCGTAGCAATCCCCATCTCAACCGGCCACTCATACTGCCGATTGTTCCGATAGGCAAGCTCCAATTGCATTCCTTTTCGATTACTTGCGCAGCCATTTGCCAAGAAACTGATCAGCTTTTTCCATGACCTCACCATAGCCGTCATGTTCATCCCAGTAATCCCAATTCGTCTGAGGTTCCACAATTACTGTTTTCATAAGGCTCTCATTGTATGTGGTGTTATCCATAACTCCATTCCCCATGCGCGCAAAGTCAACGATGTTGTGTGCCTTCTTTAAGCCAGGGAAAAAGAACGTGTAGTCTTTGGGGCCATCGTAATCATCAACCGTGATGGTTTCAGTCTTACCCATTCGCTTAAGCGGCATCCGTTCCACTTCATCACGCTTTTGCCGCGCCTTCGCAACCTCACTAGTTGCCTTGGTGTCTTGAGATACAGTCTTTTTTGCTACAGTCATTTGTAATCATCCTTTACAATAAATTTTTGGTACAAAAAACGCTCAGGGAGTCGAACCCTAAGCGTCTAGTTTTATTCGTTCATTTCATCGTTGTAGTCAATGCACAAGATTACCCATGCTTTAACGCCGGTCTTGGTCCCCGCACCAAATGATGGTACCTTTTGGATTTTGGCCTGATTCGAGTAAACCCGTTCGTGTGGCGTCGTAACACTCAACGTAAATTCTTTATGAGCATTAGCGAGAGCCATCAACTTAAGGTTTGCTGGTGAACCAGCAGACAAGTTAATCGTGATAGTTCCATGAATATCATTATTTGTACTAAAAACACCCCAGCCTTGAGCATCAACATCATAATCTTCAGAGTTGTTGGCTCGTTCGCCTGAAACCATGTCTCCGGGTTGATATCCGTACATTGGTTCACTATCAGCAATGACCTTAACGTCAGTCGCATCGTAATTCCATTTAGCCATTATTTATCACCCCTTTAGTATGGAAAATCGAGAGTACCGCCGACCTTCATGCCATGCACAGCATCGGCAGGCGTATAAGACCAGTGAATCCCGTTATATTGACGGTTCTTGATATCCTCAACAGACAGGTCGGCATACTTATCAGCCGTAACTGAATAATCAGCTGCCTTAGTCGTGGCATCGTAGGCAATGATCCCGTTGGCATAGGCCGTAGAGAGAACCTTCTCAACAACTGCTTGAAGTTGAGCGAATCCAAGATCGTCGAAAGTGATCTTGTCTTGCGTGTTCAATAAGTCTTGGAGCGCTGACTCAATATTGACCTTGACCCAATCACTACCGTGTAAGACATCAATCCAGTCTCCAGAAGCCGTCCAGCCATTAGAGCTAACGGCCTTTTTCCCTTTGACCACATAGCAGATACCATGAGCCGCCTCAATTGCCGCATACTCTGGGTAGGACAAATCATCAATCTCAACACCCACCAAGTCCCCCTTACCCTTCCAGGTAACAGAGCCAACCGTTTGGTTAGCTACTCGACCCAAAAAGGCCACCGGAAAGTTATCCGTCGTGGCCTTATGAATTAGGTTAATGGTCCGCTTATTGGTGTAAGCCTTCGCTGAATCCGGCGTGGGGAACTCCGCAACTAAGAACTTAAAGTTCTGTTCTTCGATGTAGTTGCTCAGTTCCAGCTGATCTGCGTCATTGTTACCGATAACAACGGCGAAATGCCAGACACTAAAGAAGTAAGCGGCAGCGGCCGCAGAAATCCCACCAGTCGTTGCCTTCGTGTCAGCATCAGTCGTGGACGCTGTGTAGGTGATCACTTCGATCGTGGTTCCTGCATTTGGCTGTGCGTAGTACGCTGATGCCACCTTATAGATGTCAGTGCCTTCCGCGTAGTCAGCCGCTAAGGCATCCAAGCTTGAATACACTTGGTCCTTTTGGGTATCACCCTTAATAAAAAGTCCCGGAACCCCCAAACCAACAGGGATTACCGGGTGATTGACATCAATCGTAACGATGATGTCACCAATTTTCGTAGCTACAGTCATTTAGCTACCTCCTTAATTTGTGTTGTCTAAGTTAATCTTGTCGATGGTTGGAACATCTTCATGGAAGTCATCCACTACTCGAAGATGTAAATCAAACCCAACGCGCCGTTCGTAATTGATGGACTGAAAAACGCTTCGGTTGTCGAAAGAATCAATGTCGGAAATTACAATATCGTGATCTGTTCGAAGTTTGCGACGCACGGCATCAGATTTGAGATTCTTGAAGAGCTTCATAGCGAGGTCTTGAGCCTTAATGCTGTTGTCACTACAGCAAGTCATTGAGACCGTCAAATCGAACATCTCGCCGTTATTCATTTGCTCCATGTCCTTGATGTAAGGCGTGGTTATTTTATACGTGAAAAAAGGGTAAGCGCGTTGCGGCCCAGAAAAGTCCTGCTCAACTAAGTCACATCCCACAAGATCTTTAACTTCGTCAATTAGAACGTCTGCTAGCCCTCCATACTCAAAAGAACCGTCAGTCATGGTTACTTACCCCCTTCAGGTCGTACTCGTGCACGTCAGAATAATTCGTATAATCCCGCTCGTGGTCAACAACGTATTTTCGACCGGTCCGCTTATTTTCAACAACTGTTCCCTTAGGGGCCTCCATCGTTGAATACCAGACAGCATCGTAAGACTGTGTCTCCCCACCCGCGTTATGTTGAACTTCCATGCTGTATAGAGATGTCTTGGACGGCACCACCAGTGGCTCACTGACCTTAACTGGTGGCGATTCAGGGTCCTTAACCCAAGTTCCGTGTTCCAAATGACCGCCCTCGCCATCAGCAGGCAGATACACAAGAAGCGGTATTCCAAATTCCACTAGCATGTCGGCAAACTCTTCATACATCAGACGTTCACCACCTTATAAGTAACAGCTTGAAGTAAGTGTCCGGTGTCCTCCAACGGGGAACTAGAACCTTTTCTGGCAATAGTTGCGGGAGCATTGGCTGGTGACTCAATGGATCGTATTTTGTTCTGGATATCGCGCTGAATGCGGATACCCAACCCCTCCATAATCTCTCTAGCTGTAGCCCTGCTTTCACCCATCCCCAAATCAACTACTCGGTCAACAATGTACTCGATCCAGTCGTCCACCTTTTCATCAAAAGTCGACCGAATGAAGGAACGCTCCGGAATATGAACCTTCTTCACCAGATAGAACATCGGGATAAGACCGCCCTTACCATCACTGACAGCAAGAATGTTTTTGTCCTTTGGTCGAAAAAGGCCATCAATATCCCGGGCCTTAGCTCCCTTGGGCGCATTCTCGGTTGGAATCGTCAACCATTTGCCATTCTTCGGTTCAATATCAGCGCCATACTCGTTGGCGGACGCAATCATTTGCATAAACGACCCGTCCTCACCAAATATCCCAACCTGCAACTGTAGATGACTTAACTCTGCCATCTCCCGTTCGACATCTGGGATTCTGTCAAAATCTTCCATCAAATCACCACAATTCTGAGGGGGCCACCATCACCGAACTGGCTCAACAAGTATTTGTACCGGTCGGCCCAAGCGTTGACACCCTTGAAATATTGCTTCTTCAAATCTCCGACTTGTTTCAAGGAAACGCGATCATCTTCGCGGTTAATCAGACTAGCCGCTAAGTAACGACATGCCTGCTCCTGATACTGTGTGGGGAAGCCGTGGCTCTGAACCTCGGTCCAAGCGTCATCAATCGCGAGTTGAATAGTATCATCGCTGACCTTCGACAAGTCCGACCGAATCAGCCGAACGTTCTGGATGGTGCTCTTATCCGCTTCATCCACTTAGACCACCTCTATTCGTCTTCCGGGGTCTTTAATTCAGCAATCCGAGCCTTCAACGTGTCCACCATCTTCTTACGACCGGCGCCGCGTTGTTCATCGGCTAACCACTTGGTCAGTGTCTTAACCGATACGGTGTCAGCAATCTCAGGCAGCGCTTGGTCAAGGGTCATATCAGTAACGCTTTGCACATCCTTGCCACCCTTACCTTCAACGGCAGATAAGGTGCCCTTTTCAATTAAAAAAGCATTCAACTTGTTCGACTTGATAGCCGCGTTGAATGCTTCGGATTGCTTCTTGGTGAGTTGGTTAGAACCGGGGACCAGTTGCACCCCACCAACATTGTGAATGAATTTACCCTTATTTTTAACTAGCATGGCGTCCTCCTTAGATTCCTGACAGCTTAACAATGGCGTACGGCGTCTTGATTACCAGACCACCGGTCCGTTCATCGTAAGGCACAATCGTGTTAGGATAGTGCGCTTCTTGTGGGAACTGCGTGACGTCACGAGGGAGCAAGAAGCCACCGGTTTGTGAAGTGGAATCAAAGATCATCGCACATTCGGAGTTATCCAACCCCTTACCTACTAATGCGGAGGTCGTTTCAATTGAGTTAAACCAGCCGGCGGCCTTGATGACTTCCAGAATAGTCCGGGAGTCGTAGTCACTGTAGCGTGAGTTCAAAGATTCATATTGAGCAGGAGCTAAGACTAGCTTCAACCGTGCTTGATTGAACCCCGGAATTACAGTGATTAAGGACTTAGCCTTACGTAATGTCTCTTGCATCTCTGCCCCGGTCGACTCTGAAAACTTCTTGTCAGCGTTCATTGCCTGAATACCTTCAAGGTTTGTCAGACCAGTGATACCAACCTTTGATTCCCCGTTGAAGATGATGTCATTTTCCTTTTCGGAGATTGCCCGGCGGACTGTTTCAGCTTTATCCGTTTGAAGCGGTTGTCCGGCCATTTGAGCGGCAAATACTTCCTGATACGTGAAGTGAATACCAGCGGCAATGGTGTAGATTGGCTGATAAGCTCGCTTAACGTCTTCGTCGACCATTGGCAAATCATCGGCCCCGTTGGCAATAACCTTGGCAGCACCATGCCGGGTCATTAGGCTGTATCCGTAAGTCTCTGCCCCTGGATTTACCCCAGGAATGGTCGGAAACAGTGACCGACCAATTAATTCTTCTTGTGGTGCCTTAAGCACCGTCTTTTCCATCGCGATTAAGTCGCGATTTTCAATCATCGCTAATTCTTGTGGCATCTACTGTCGCCTCCTTATGGCAAGTTAATTTGAAGTTGGGCCGTTGAGCCCGCAGTGGCGTCGTCGGCAACAAACTTACCCGCCGTCTTAAACGTCCCCACAATTGTGTCAGCATCTGCGGCCGGCTTGAAGTTCCCAGTCGTCCCGTCAACAGCAGCTGGTTGGCCTTCCGTAACATCGGCCGTGATGGCAACGTTGATGGTCCCCTTACGCAAAACAGGAACCATTTGCTTAGCCATGTACTTAGACGTTTGTGGCGAATCATCCAAGTTATCGACGTAGTCCTTGGCTACTGCAACGCCATAGAACTTACCGTCACTGACGGTTGTAACAGCCCCGAACTCATTTGAACGGCGGCCCCGGCAGCTACTACTCCTGCAGCAACCGCTGAGTCAACTTCTGTATGCCGAATGTCGGCAATCTTGCCCAACCCAATGTTGGGGTCCATGTACATTTGTGGTCGTGGAATTAATCCCATGAGTTATCCCTCCTTTACTTGTAGGCGTTGGCTCGGTCGCCTTTGAGCTTATCTACCGAGTCAGTTTCGTTTTGATTCCCACCTTGGCCACCCAACGTGTGAGTGAACCCTTTCTTATCTGCCAAGGAAACCGCAGAATCGTAGAATGCATTGATATAGTCGTCAGACTTATCCTTTTCATCAAAGGAATCATTGGTGGTCTTGATGGCAGCCACCTTAACTTCCCGGTCAGTCCTTCCCTTGAAGTCGAAGCTATCACCGACGAAACGGGCCGCACTAGTCTGTAATGCAAGCCGCGCATCAATACGCTTGTCTAAGGCGTCTTGATCAAGTTGCTTATCTTGAGCATCCTTAAGCTGAGTCTTCAAGGCATCCCGTTCGCCCTTGAGTGAGTCGGCTTCCTTCTTAGAGCTTGCCGCTTCGTCATTCGCCCCGTTCAGTTGCTTCTTTAGCTTTGCAAGTTCAGCCTCTTTAGCGGCCACTTGCTTCTTTAAGTCGTCGTGGGCATCTGCAACATGCTGGTCCACTTCGAACTGTTGGCTGTCGATAATCAAATTAGCCATGTGTTTTCCTCCTGTATTCGTGTTGTTATCGCCCATAACAAAAACCGCACTGTCATGGATTGAAATTCCATGACCTGCGCGGCCTCTATCTACGATAGCAATGTGATTAATTTTGATATTGCGCTGAGCGGCGTCATACTGGGCTCCGCCGTACTCTCCGGATTCCGTGGGAACATCGGCATTGAATCCGATTGAAAGCTCCCGCTTACCCGACTTAACTTGGGCAATCATGTCTGGGTCCGTAATGGTCGCCCCAACTACCAGCTTATTGTCCTCAACGTGGGCATCACTGTCGGTCATCCCTACAGATAATGCCTTGAAGTTCCGCACATCAACACCCACGTTTGGGTGGTCATTAGTCAATGGCTTATTGTTGGCAGATTCGATGGTCTCCTTAGAAAATACCTCATCCGGAAGTTTTGCCACTTGGGAGACACTTCCACCATTACGCATATACGGAAAAACTCCGGGACGTGTAATCGGAAACTCCCCGTGTAAATAACCTTCGGGCGTTTCAGTATACTTGCCAAGCTCAGCACGATCATAAAATTTCATGCAATCACCTCCTATGGCAATTGCAGAACCTTACCGGGCTTAACCGAATAGTTCTTCAAGCCATTAATTTGTACAAGCGTGTCTAACGAAATACCAGCATCAGTGGCAACCCGCCATAGCTTGTCGCCTTCTTTTAAGGTCACGGTCTTGGCCGCACTCTTAGGCTTAGTTGCTGATGCTGCTGGTGTCGTACTCGAAGCATACATGCTAGTAGCAGTTTTAGAGCTAGGTGCTGCAGAGCTTGGCGTACTTGCGGCACTAGATGAATTTGTATCTGCCATACTTTCACCTCCCTTCGTTTCGTTATTCTTCTGAGTCATCTAATTCGTCATCAAAAATAGGATCACCAGTACAACGGCACCCGTAGTCTTCTCCGGGTAGTAAGTCAGCCGTGTCATAATTGTAGATTATGCTCTCGCGTGCCACATGACTGGCACGTTCACGCTCATCCATCATTCCACGCCATTGAAAGTGGTTAATTCCAGCTGCTTGGTGCCTAGTACGGGTCATCTGACTGTAGATAGTCCCGGACTGGTCCCGGGCAATGAAAGCGGCGCGATTGCGGCTCATTTTTCCTTGGTGACGGATTGCTTCCGCCATCTCACCATAAGACTGCCCCTTGGTAACGCCACGATAGATAATCTGCTCAATCTTCGTCGCATAATCATCGCGGATACCCTTGATGTAACTGACATTTTCGGCAATCTTACCTTTGACGTAGCCGTCAAGCTGCGCATCCCTGCGACTGGATTAATTGCCATGATTACCGGCTTACCACTAGGAAGCAACGTTGCATGCTTCACCAACTCGTGAGCCTGAATCTGTGACGACACGTTGGCACGATTGCTAGTACTGATAGCCGACATAAACCGCTCAACCATTTGCTGGGCGTCGGTATCGGTGAACGAACCGAGGATCAATTCTTTTAGCCGTTCGATTAAAGACTCAACCCAGTCGATCATGTCGTCCTTGTAAAGTGAGTCGTTAACGGTTCCCCGGTTGATTACAGGCTTGACCTCCGATTTAAGTAGCAGCAGTGTGATACCCTCAGCTCGGCTTACAGCCTTTCCAGCCGTATACGCGTATGATTTCTCGATTCTTAGCGGATAGCGTGTGTGCGGAACTCTCATGGCTAATCACCACCATGTTCTTTACGGTAAGCCTCGACTACTGCCCGGCGCTCGTCGTCACTCATACTGTCCATGTCAACTGAACCATCCGGGTCCATACCGCCGGAACCAAAGCGCGCTTCTCGAACCTCTTCGGGCCCCTGCACGCCGTTTTGAATGTAAATCTGGTCGGCCTGGGCATTTGCTAGGCGAATCTGTGAATCGGTTTGCGAATCAACCGACCATAGCGGGTTAAATTCGATGGACCAGTTAACGGTGTCGGGGTCTAGCGATCCGCCGCACTCATCACTGGCTCGCATAAGCAATTTGAGCAAATATTCCAGCTGTGGTCGCATCTTGTTCTCTTGGTCCGAAGCAATGCGGCTATAGTAGTTCATCACATCATACTGTGCCCCAGTCAGCGTTCCGGCCTCTTGGCCTTTAAGAACCGACTTAGGCATGCGGGCCGCGCCACTAAGGTATTCCCACAAGAAATCAAGCAAGCTGTCAATGCCACCGACGTTGGTTGACTCCTTGGTCAACTCGTCCTTGTCACTAATCAACGCGGTGGACTCCGTCCTAAACTTGGACGAAGCGGCCGCCCCGACCTGCAACAGCTTATCGGGACTCGTGTCGTCAACAGATGGGGACTTGAAGACTTTGAAAACGTAGTCGTAAAGAATCTCACCGACCGAGTAGAGCCCTGTATCCATCGTCATTAAAATGTCGTAAATGGTCTCCAATAGTGAGACACCTTCCGTTTCATCTTCGAACCGCAGTTCTTGTTGGCGAAGCAAACGTGACTTATCTACCTGCTGTACCCCATAATAATTTGACCCTTGCACGTCAGCAGTTCCGTTGTTGATCTGATAACTTAGAGCTTGACCGTAAGTTGGCGAGAAGACGTCATCATCGAACTTGGTCTCGTTGACCTTCTTAGAGCTAAATGCCGTAAGAAATGGGATTCGCAACAGTCTGTCCGGGTTCAAAGGGTCCTCAAGACCATAATTCCAGCTCTCGGTCGTACTGATAGCAATATACCCCGCTCGGTAAAGCCGTGAATATCGGTAAAGGTCCTTGAATCGCTTCTGAGCATTCAGTTCATTTAATCGCGCCTCATACTTAGCTGCTAGGTCATTATCGTCCATCTTGATATGCCAGCCATTACGGGTCATATCCTCAGCGGGAATGTCCACAATGTTTCGAGCCATCGAATTACCCCGATACAGTTGCTCCAACTCGTAGTCGCCCAAATAGTGTCCCATCCCCGGTCGCTGCATGCGGAAGGGGTCTGGGTGTCGTGTTCCTGCCGTTGGTGCCTGCTTGGTCTGCATAAAGTCCATAATCAATGGATTACCATCAAGTCCCACAATATCTTTGCTCATTCACTCACCTCCTTGCTTATACAACGCCGAAGCGCTTCTCTAGTGATTCGTATTGAATGATGTACTTTTCTAATCCGTAACGTAACGCGTCAATAAAGTGATTATTGGCGTCGACCGGCTTATTCAGCCAGTTTCCGTCCTTATCACGATCGAAGACGTAGGTGTTAAATTCCTCGATGGCGTGCACACAACTAGGCAGGATATGGATTCGATAGCCCTGCAAGAAGTTGATTCCATAGTCGATTGAATCAGGGCCTTTAATCGATGCATGCATACGCCGCACACCTTTAGCCTGTAACTCATCAATCAAACGGGGTTCAGCGCAATCAGCGCCAATGTCTGATTTCAGATAGTGGTTATCGTCAAGCCAATCGAAGATATCCTGTGTCGTCATGGCCTTCTGATACAACTCTTTAAAAATCCAGATATCCTTGGTCTCGCGATTAATAGCAGCTTCAGCAAAGGTCGTGGGGTCATGAGTGAACCCAAAGTCCATCCCGTGACCTACGCCATCCGACTCAGCTACTACCTTGTTGACATCAAAGTCTTCAACAACCCAGTTTTCAAATACAAGTCCCTCAGCAACTCCCCAGTTGCCGTCACAGACAATCTGAGCCCGTCTGGGGTTGGTTCGGTACAAGTCTAGGTATCTTTGCTTATCTTGCTTATCAAGCCACTCGTTGACCCTAAAGGTGGTTGTACGAGCGAAGACATCTGGCTTACGCGTCTCCGGGTCGAAAAACATCGATTTTAACCAATGTCGCTCCGACCACGGGTTAAAGGTCAAGGTAATTTGCTTGAAAAACTCCTTTTTCCACTGCTCACGTTTAAGAAGTTCATCAGCAGGCACGTACTGGTGATCAGCGTAAGGGTCATCTAGGCCCCCACGAATAGATTCAACAACTGTTTCGAACTTATCCGAGTTTTCGATTTCGTACGCCTCCTCGAACCAGGCCCAGCACAGTAGACCCGTGTCCACATCAACCGAAGTAACTTTCAAGGGATCATCCAACCCTCGGAAAATAATCTTCTGACCGGTGGGTAGGTAAGTAATCTCCGGTTTTCCTTCATTGCATTTGAAAAGGCGACTAACCCCAAGCCGGTTAATCGCCCATTTAAGTACGGTGTAAGTAGAATCGTGATTAGTATTGGAGTAACGGCGAACAACTAAGAGATTTGCCCAAGGGTACTTCATCAGCCTATAGATGAAGTTCAACGCAGTCGTCCGAGACTTCTTAGATCCACGTGAACCTTTGACCACTCGATAAAAGTGCCGATCACGCCAAAATTCATTGTAGCCATGACCAATCAGGTACTTAATCTTTATCTTCGGTTGCTTAGCTGTCGTTACCATCGGCATTCCCTCCAATCTATTCATCATCTTCCGGTACGTCATCAACGAATGTCGGCAGTGGTAGGTTATCACGGTCGCTATCACGCTTAAGCTGGGCAACTTCTGCTTTAGCCTTGTCGACTTGGGCCTCCATCAACGTGATACGTTTGCGGCGGATATCATTTTCATCAGCAATCGCTACGAACTGCTTAATCAAGTTCCCTAGCGTTCCCATTGCCCGGGACTGTGCCGCCATAAAGGTGGCCTGTTTGTCCCATGCATACTGCACGTCGTATGTTGTCCCCATACCTGAACCAGAAATCTCATCGCTTAGATCATTGTGATCGTTAACGTACATAATCTGCTGTGCCCTGATAATTGCCGTGTACTGCAGCGTGATGTTTTGCCAGATAATATCTGCCGGCGATTGTTGCTCCACAACCTGCAGAATATCGCTGGTTTCATCAGGAAGCCACTTGGCAAATAAGCCATGAGTGACCGCATTATGATTGTGCGGCGGCGCCCCACCATGGTTACCAACTGCATTATGATTCTCGTGGAGTGAATCGTAACGCTCCGTTTGAATCGGAGCGCTCCTTTTCGCGTTCTCGTCCCAATGGTCCGTCGATTTCCACTTACGGACCGTCGAAGCGGACACACCCAGCTCTGCGGCAATATCTTTAAGCGGCTCCTGTTTTCCGGATTCCAGCCAAATCGATTTAGCCTTGTCCCGGTCTGGATTTCTTCGTCTTGACAACCGTGCTCACCACCTCCCCACATCCGTGTTGTTTTGTAATTGCTGCTAAATACCGAGACTAATCAACCAACGTGTCCCAAATAAACTTTTCAGCAAACAAATTTTTCCGTTGTTTCTCGGTCAGTTCATTTGTTGGCGTCGGACTTAGTTGGGCATAAAAATCACCATGGACATTCCTTTCCATCCCTGTGACGTAACAGGGAGAGCCTTCATATTCTATTTCTTGGTTATATGAATAAGCCCATGAAAATTGAGCTGCGTTTTCTGGATTAAGTTTAACCGTGATGCTCATTGCTCTCATCCTTTACTTTTGTGAGTTCGCCTACAGAAAAAGCACCACTCTTTTGTGAGTGATGCTTTGCATACTGCTCTCTGACCCATGGGTCTAAATCGCGTTCAATTTTATGGCCCGTTTTAGACGCATATGAGCCGTCTTGCCAGTACATGGGTGTTTGTTTGTGTTTTACCATAGGCAGGCCAACCACCCTATCAGAATACCCACAGCAAGCGCCGTAAGCTCTACTATCAAATTCTTAACGTTTTGTTGCCACACTGGGAATCTCTCCTTACTGCTAAAGATGTATAATTATGACAGGAGGTGTCTACTATGCATTTTGACTTTAAATATGCGTTTCTGGAAAATTCTTTTTTGATACCATTTATAATTTTAATTGCCTTGCAAAAGCTCTTTCCGAATGAAAATAATCGCTTTTTTTTCGTTGAACTAGCCCTAATTCTTCTTGCATTGTTGATTTATTACTGGTTGTTTCAGCGCCCATTTATTCAGAAAAATCCAAGCTTTAAGTCCTCTAATAGATATTACGATAATAAGTTAAATTTCTATTTAAAATTATTGGGTTCAATTTCGATTATTGCTTTTTTTGCAATAGGTCAGGGCTATATTGGTTTCACCATAATGCTGCTAGTATGGTTTTTGAATGATGGTTTTTCTAAAGCAAAGAATTAGTTTCTCATTGTTCTTCCTCCTTGATTTTATCCAAACCAAAAGGACAATGCTTTTCAACATCGTCCTTTCTCCATACTGTAATGCGTTACTTACGTGGCCGCTGTGGCTTTTTACGCTGCCACCGTCCATCTCTTTTAAGCTGTCGTTCTAACTCACCCAAGCAACGTGCTTCTGTAGGGCTGACAAGGTCAAATTTTGCATTTACCATCTGGCCCATGCCGGCCACCTCCTACTGTAATAGTGATATAATTTAGTTGTATAAATTATTAATAAAGGGGCAAATGGTTATGTATAAAGATATTCTTGTACCTGTAGATGGTTCAGAAAACTCTCAACGTGCTTTAAAACATGCAATTGAATTGGCAAAGTTAAGCGGTAGTAAACTCTTCTTAGCACATGTTATCGACATGAATGGTGTCTTCAACTATCCACAAGCTACCACATCTAGTGCAGTTAAAGATCTGGTTTCTAACTTTCAAAAACAAAGTAGCATTATTTTAAATCACGCCAAGAATCAAGCAATGGATCTAGGCATTGATGCAACGACCATTCAAGCTTCGGGATCTGTTAAGGAACAAATTGCTACAACGATTCCTAACGAATATGATATTGATTTAATTGTCATTGGTAAAACAGGACGCGATGCTCTTTCACGTCTAGTCTTAGGTTCTACAACTGCCTACGTTGTACGTAAGGCTAAAGCCAACGTGACTGTAGTAAACATGGATGATTAGGTACCCAAGACTGGCTTTTGCTAGTCTTTTTATTTTGGGCAAAATAAAAACGCCATGCTTTTAGCACGACGCTTGTATTTCTTCCTATCCACTAGTTATTACTGTATCAATTCAAGCACAACTGCTGAAATAACAATCACAGCGACAAACATTAGAGTCTCTAGCTTATCTCGTGTCATTAGGCACATCTTCTCTCTATTCTGGCTCACTGATCAATTAACTTCAAAACAGTTATGTATGGCCGCCTCGTTGGAAAGACGGCCAACTGTATGAAAGCCAGCGATGCAATGCTGACTCATATCACTAGCGTTATCAAGTTGTCTTCGCAACACTAGTAAATGCGAATGGAGTTACATACTAGGTAATATCTGGGGGTATTTCCTAGTACAACTATATTGTAAGCGCTATTTAAATTGAAGGGTTAAATAACGCTTGTGAAATGTGCTTGGCAGTATTTATGCCCTAACAGATATTATGTATCAACGGAACCTAAGGCTTCAAAAGAAGTGATGCATGATATAGTCGTAATTTTCAATAAATAGTATAGTGCATCTAGTACAAAAAACTAGAGCCGCAATTGCTGCCAGAAAAAAATCAATCCAACTAATGCTATTCCGAATAGTTATAATATGTCCCGCTGCTACATAAGCAGATCTAATAGCTGTAACTCCATACATCAAATGCACAATAATCCTAATAATAACGCTAATTGTTATATACCCTAAAGAGTTTATCCACATAACATAAATATAAAGTAGTCCAAAGGCAATAGCGGGCAACGCAAATTCAGAATATTGTGCTGTTAATGGTATCCCCAGCAACATCAAGCCAAATATAAAAGCAACAAAACTATAGAACTGTTTACTATAATTCATTCACTCTTCCATCCAAAACTACTTCAAACTCAACAATATGTTTATCACAAATAACATGCATGTTACCTTCAACACCATGAGCATGAATCAGTTTTGTATTAGTTGCATCTACATAATCAATTCTGATACATTCGCCATTAGATAGATGAACATCAATATAGTCACTTGTTTCCAATGACACTTTCATTTCATTAAACACAATATCTCCCCATTTCGACTCATTGTCTCTACTACACAACTATAATAACATGTTACATAAGCAATAGGATACCAAAATCACAAACAATATGAGTAAAAAAGGAGCCATCTGTGGTAGAGTGGCTCCTCATATTAGTTTTACGAACCCGCGTCAGGCAATTACTGTCTGCTCTGCCATTGAGCTATGCGTGTTTTTCTTAATTCTTTCGATGTTACTAGAATAACCCTTAAATATGGCTAGTGCCTGCAGTCCGACTGCACAAAAACTGCACTCAAACTGCATCAAAACTGCTTTTTTTAAAAATATGGAGATCATCCAGCATATAGCAATCCGCAAACTGTAATAGTGCTTTGGGCTTCCAAACGTGGAAATAGCTGGACTCGGAAAATCCTAAGTCCATAAAGCACATGGTATCTGATAGTTCTTGTAGATATAGTTCATCTAAGATATTCTGGCAATCTTTATCACAGTGTTTAATTGCTTGGATTGTCCGTTTAACGACTTCTTCGGCATATAACCGCCGCACAATTCTTGAATCTGTCGCATTACCTGATGGCTGAGATTTTGGCATTCCATCATAGCTAGGTGATTTTAAGTCGCTCATTGACTGTCCACTGATACGGACCATCTTAGGCAATACTACAGATAAAAAGTGTGTCACGTTTTGCAAAGTTGCTCCAGCATCTACTTCTGGGAAGAGACTTCCCATATTCACATTGTCAAAATCTAATTCATCCAACCCTTTCAGCCCCTATCAATGGTATAATTAATGTGTTGACCATTGAGTAAGCATAATTTGGGTAAGGGCTGCTGCCGGGCGGCCCTTTTTTTATCCTAAGATTCGATTATGTTAATAGCGGTCCACCATCTAGCAGTTCCCCCACCAATTTGTCCGTTTCTTTTACTCATCAATATGATCATTTTCTCTAATCACTTTTAAGAGCAAAGGCTTAGAAGTGCTATACTTAAATCAACTTTCGAATAGATCAGCAAAAAGGGGGAATATTAAATGACAACACCTAAAACATTAAAAATCATGCTGTTAACTGCCGTCTCCTTAGTAGGAATTTCAGTTGGCGAGGTTTCTTCGAGCGCTGCTAGTTGGCATAAAGGTACGCCGAAAGAACTACATGGTAAATATCAAGCAAAAAGAATTAGCGGTGCCGAAGGATTTGGATGCACTTACATAATAACCAATAAATCTTTGGTCATGAGTCAGTCAAATTGGCCTCTCTACAAAAATGTGAAAATGAAATATAAAAAGCTAAAAGCCCATACATATTTACTAGTAGGGAAAACGGTACACAACAGTTATATTCTTGCTGGGAACTATAAGTCGGTTTATTATCTTAAAGGCAAGGAATTGTTACATACTGACTATCCCACATACAAGAAAAACAAAAAAACCGCTTTTAAATACTCCGAAAAAAATCCTGCAAAGAGAACCAAACATTTTAAGGATGGTGGTCCAATCGTCCACATGTAAAGGTTCCAGCCTAGTGCTGGGCCTTTTTATTTTTCTACCTCCGTTTTATCGTGATTCTCCTGTAGCTCTCTAACCGCCTTTTCGTACCAATCTGGATACCTAGTCATGCGGCTATTTGAGCGTCTCAATAATCGTGATATATGGACTAGTAGCGGCGTAAACACACCAAACCATGCATCCAACAAAAACGGCCGCTGCTATCATTAGACATCCAATAGCAATCATATGCCCGATCAGATCATCCCAATCTTCATAGGTGTCCTTTGAGTTAGAAATATTGTTCCCACTTTTAATAATAAATACGATAGCTAACGCAACTACCACAACTAGTAATAACCACACAACACTCAGTACATAATGACTTACCACCCACTGATTAACAAACTGGTGAGCTACGGCCGGCAATTCCTTTAACGACCCATTTAAAGTATCGACCAATTCTGATACAGCTTTATTCATGATATTGTTCCTCCAATTTATTTAATGAGATGTCAAACATTGACTTTTTCCTTACGCTAACGAGTTATATAACCCGTTGGTGCTAACCACCTTGACCTTACGTGCCACTGGCTTCACACGCGTCTCTGGTGGATTTACTGCCACTGGCTGATGTTCCCGCGCGTGTTGTTCCATGCGACGCTTCTTTTGCTTCACAGCCCGATGCTTAGAACGTTTTCGTCGTTTTGCCATTACTTGATTACCTCCACTCGCCAGCCATTGATGACTGGCATTTTCTGCTGCCGTAATGCGTCCTCAATTTTCCACGTTGGCGTATGCCCCAAGTAATGCTTCCGAGCATATCCTAGCCGACACTCTACACAACCATGGTCGTTTGATAGTCTTAATAACATGAATATAATCACGACTTTTCTGACTGTTGTTCTTCTAGCACAACCAAGCCTCGGGGTGTCCATTTAACCCTGCGTCCGGTCTCGTTATTTCGTTTCCGTAAGTCCTTAGCGCTGTATGACATATTGGGCCACGTTCGCTGGTCATAGCTGGCTCGTGCGTGCTTTTCGGCCCGTCGTGCAAGCTGTTTATTTTGCTTACGTGAGTGGTGTTTCTTACGTTGGGTATAGTCTCGATCGGATTGGCGACCGGCACCCGTAATTAATCTAGCCATTGCTTCGCCTCCGTGACTGTGACTTCGATACGTGGATCGTCTGAGTAGTACTTTCTGGCTGTTAAATCAACAATGCAGTTGTCGTCTTTCCAGATAGTGCCTGTGAGCGCGTCTTCAATGAGTTTGACGTAATTGGACGTGTCAGGCTTAACTATCGGCCGATGAATGTTATGGGCCCGTCTAGCATGTTCAATGTTACTGACACTGGTCTGTATTGGCCGATAAATGGCGATGTGTACCGACAATGGCTTTTTGTCAATTAGATCACCGTGATACTGTTTGCTAGCTTCTAATGACACGTACTGCTTATACGCCCGGCTTTTTTCTGGATCATAGGCATGACGGGTTTTGTATGAGAATTTAGGTCGTGCTGCTTCCACAGGCACACCGTATACAACTAGTTCAATCATCTTCTGCACCTCTTATGCTGTCTGCTCAACGCGTGGCAAAATCCCCTTCGACTTCAGGAAACTGTATAAGAATTCTTGCCCTTTTTGCGTCCACTTCATGGTGTTGCGTACCTTTTCGATGCCCTCACTGTTGGTGTATCCGTAAGGTTCAACATGCGTGTAGCCTAGATTCTGATACTTGGCATATAGCAACCATGTTTTGCCTTGCTTGTATTGGATGCCTAATCCGTGTAGTAGCTTGTTAAATTCGCGCGTTGAGTAGCCAAAGTTCTTAGCAATTACCGAGATTGTTTCTAAGCCTGGATTAGCTAACATCTTGTCGGTGTAGTCTGCTTTAGGCTGCAGTTCCTGGATAACTAAATCCTTTTGTTTAAGCTGATTACCGGCCCGTAGCAGTAAGTCCCCTAATGCGTTCTTGTCATGCGTAATGGCGTAAGCTGTCTCGTCCGTCAGGTACGTGCCAGTCTTACGAATTGCTGGAAGGACGTCTTCATAAAGCCAATCCTGAAACGGTTCAGCACTTGGAGGTTGACTTTGACTAGCTAACTGATAAACCCCAGGTTCGGAAATCACTGTCATAGTTTGGATTCCTGAGGGGGTCGCGATTTGCGACTCCCTTTTATACTTAGCCTTAACATGTTTGTTTAAAGCATCTCGGAAATTCTTATACCCAATGGCTAATGCAACATCTTTGCCCACAAAGTACGGTTCATCGTCAATGACAACTGTTCGTACTTGGTTCCCTTCAAAATTGAATAGCGTAACTTCGTTCATGTTGTAGCCTCCTGTTCTGTTTTTCCATTCTGCTGTAGTCGTGCTATCCGCGCGCCAATCTCCGCTTGTTGCTCAGGCGTTAGCTCAGTTCGGGTAGCCGTTGGAGTGGCCCCCGCTTGCGCCCAGTCTGGCAAGGTTTCTTTAGCCCTAGTAGGCTTAGAAGTTTTACTCTTAACTTCCCTGATTGCTTGGGCCCGCATGGAGTCAAAGTTATTCCTTAACCCTGATCCAGATAGAACATTTGACTGCCAAAAATCACTGTTTTGACACCAATCAACCATCCCATCAAGCTTGTCATAGTCGTGGCCGTCTTGAGTATGGGCCAAACGGATATCGTTAGCCCAATGCTGTATGTCACTATCTTTAAGCTTTGGCTTAAAGTCTTCGTCATTGGCTCTTATAGCCTTCAACAAGTGCTGTGCAATTTGATAAGGCCGATCATCGGGTCCATACTTCGGCTTGGCCGAATGTGGACGTGTATTACTTTTATCCTTACCTTTACTTTCCTTTACTTTACTTTCCTTGCCATCCGAATCAGATGGCATTGCTATAGCATTGCTATTATTAGCAGATGACTTAGGATTAGAATTGCCACCCCATCGGGATTTAGCACCTTTCTTGCCAGCTTCTGATCGCCGCTTACTCTTTTCGTCCTTGAGCGCCATTCTTTTGTTAAATCCTTCGGAGTAAAAGTACTTACCGTCATTGGTAAAGACAAATAACCCAAAATCCTCAACAACCGCTTTTATCTGCGAAGTATCAACACGAAGGTCAAAGGCTATAGCGTTATAATCTTTGACACTCATGTAGTCGTCTTCATCGCGGAGACGCTCAAGAAGCATAAAATAAATGGCATAACCCACAGCGCCGACTTTCATTCGAACCTGTAGCATCTTGCTGGAGTTCCTAGCATTGCTATCATGAGAGAAGTAATTGTTCAAAAGCTGCTCACCTCTCTATTCCTCCCACCCGCCGCTTACTTTATTTAGAATGGTAAATCGTCGTCTGAAATATCAATTCCGTTGCCGCTGTTAGTGAATGGATCACTAGCGGGTTGAGGCGCAGTCGGTGCTGGGCGGCTAGTACCAGTTGAGGTAGTCTGATTGACCCCAGCGTTAGTCGAAACGTCTCCTTTGATATTTTGTCCCAGCTCAGCAGGACTAATGCTAGGCGCCTTACTTGGTTCTGTGAACGAAATGTCATTCACCATTTTGGAGGGGTCTTTGAATCCCGGTTTACGCTTATTTGTGATACGTACGGGTTTTCCCATTAACGCCTTTGCAATCGCTGGCAGTCCTAAATTTTGCCCATCAGGAAGCTCTGATTCGCTCACACCAGCATTAACGATTAGAGTGTTGATATATTGTTCCCCAACTTCGCTATCAGTATAGCTATCCGAGTAATCAACAATTTCTCCTTGATGTGCTTGTTGAACGTCGGTACGGATACGGTAATTGATTCCCATCATATTGTTCCCATTTTTAGTAGTCCCAATTGTATAGGAGTAAGGAAATGCTTCAAAAGTACCATCTTCATTAAGATACCGATTACCCGCAGTATTATGACGATTGATTTTCATTATTAGTTACCTGCCTTTTCGTTTGATTGATTCATAGTTACGACGTTTGATTTCGATTCCTGATCTGAATGGTCTGATTCAGTTTTCCATTCTTTATCGGTAAATAGCTCCAAAGACCGGCAAAACTTCCGATGATCCATCTGGTTCTTTACAAGATGACGACCATCCGGCCCTAACTGGATCAACCACTGCCCCTTATAGACGAATGACCGTCCCACAACCGTAAATAGCCCTTTAATACTCGAACGGAGTTTACCATTTAGTTTAATATCATATAGAGTTACCTGATTTCCGGACTGATCATAGGTTGGCGTTGCTTCTTCCCAAGCTGTCATATAAATTCGTTTATTCCAAGAACGGATTCGGATTACCCATGCGCGCATTTTCTCTTGCATCGCTAACCAATCCATTCGTCCATCTTTGGCAGCGCCTTTGAGCTGATTCATAACTAGGTCTTGAAGATAAGAAACATTATCAAAAACAACATTATCAGTGTTATCAAGATACTTGCGTTCAATGGTCGTTAATAATAAATCGAAGCTACCAACAATGTTCGCAACATCTTGCTGCTCAAGGATCACGACTTTCATGTGTTCAGGATGTTCATGTTTCAAAACACCTTCGGTACCATCAATTGAAACGTAAACTGTCTTACCTGGAAGATTCCTTACAGCAAACGTTTTTCCAGTTCCTGGCTCACCAAAGATCAAATACATCTGCTTCACTTCATCAATTTTGTCTGCATCAATGATTTTCAAGATTGCCACTTCCTTTAATGTCAAACGTGACTTTTTCTGACTGTGGCTTAGGCTCAATTCCTGGTAGAGTCATGCCAGCATACTTACCACTAGTGATCACAAATTTGCCATTATGAATATCACCAAACTTTTTTAGCGTGGTCTGCGTTACCTTAGGTTCAAACTCGATCAATTCATCTGTAATACCTTGCTTGACCATTGAGTCAATTACTTGTGATTTATTGACGATCAAGCCTTTAGGTGTCTTTCGCGTCGATATCTTACCGCCAGGTACTACCACGCGAGCTTTTGGATCATCTTCGCGTAGCTTAAACAAATAGTCAGCAAGTAAATTTTCAAAATATTCTCGATGTTTTTGAATCCGGTCATGCTCATCCGCCTGCCATTGTTTAACTTCATCGATGCGAACTTGATAAGGTTCCTTCTGCTGTTCTGCAGATTGATCAACCTCATCGTCTTTGACGTTAAGCCCGCGAATCATGTTAACGGCCCAACTTGCTGATGAAAGACTGTCAACTACAAACGTTTCATCGCTCTCACTAGTTTTGACTGCTTCCTCGTAATCTCTTGCTTCTAACTCATCCATGTGATTGCGTCCCCCATTTTTAGTAATACGTCCTTCTTAACGCGCTTCATAAAGCCTTCGTCGGTGTCCACATGCTGGATACTGGGATCGGGTTGATTAATGTGTGTGGCACCCTGCTGGCCGAATTCACGATCATAAGCTGGTGTCGTTCCGCCTAAATCCATTGCAGCCACCGCCCATCTGGAGTAGAATTAAGGTTATAGAAATAGGATAAATGTAATTTATCTTTGAGTTCTGAGCTGCCACTCAGGGCTCTTTTTTTATGCCAAAGTGTCATTTTTTGTCCTCCAATCCAAAGAAATCCATTGCCCATGCTTTCCAGCCGCCCATGTCGTGGACGCTCTCTGCAAGCTTGAAGCCTAGAAACATTGCCCCAGAAATCAATCCGAACCATGACACACATTCACCAACATAGTAATAAAACAAGTCCATCTTTATCCCTCCTTGTGTTCCTCTAAGTAATCCATCATCGGACCAACAGGAATTCGCCAGCCGTTATGAGTTGCCTCGTAGTCAATGAACCCGCCATTAGTAATGGCTAAATCATCAGCGTGTTCGTACAGATAATTGGAGGCCCGACTAGTGTTTTTAGTGCCAAACTTATATCGTGCGAACTGGCTTAAATTCCAAGTCTGGATTCTTAGCTGCTGTTTCTCCCAACTCTGAAATTTTTCGTAGTCAGTTAAGCTAATCAGTTTGAACCCGTCTGGTGCCTCATGACTAACGATGATCTTATCTGCTACCATACTTATTACCCTCCAAGCTTTTCGTTATAAGTATCAATGAATGGCTGAGGATCGACTCTTAGATACTTGCAACATCTGATGAATAGCGTTATCTCCGAGCCAATTTCTTCAATTAATTCTTTGAGAAACTGCTTGATTAATAGACGCTGTTCATTGCTCCGATACTTGGGTTCCGTTGTCGCCGCCCTAATGAACGATTTTTGAATATTTTCTCGATCGTCTTCTTCCTCTTCTTGCTGTGAGAAGGCCTGCAACACATCATCCGTACGCCCCGGCCGAATCATAAAAGAAATGATTCCGTGATTGGCACGGGCTGCCGAATAATTAACAGTAATTGCGTGGGCCATCATCGCAATTGCCTTTACCGACTGCTTGGTAAATTGCCTATCACCTTTTCGCATACGGCTGAGTTGCCCTTCCGATACCGGCACTGACTCTGCCACATCTTTAGCTTTAACTTGGCCATTTCCTTCAAGGAAAAGGTCAAGCTGCTTTCCGAACTTGCTTTGCATAAAACTCCTCCTTTGGAAACGGGTAAAGTTCCACTTGCCACCCATCTCCACTAAAATTAAGCCATAGCCTCAAAGGCTGATTCTTTTGCGTCATTAGCAATTTGTTCCTTAGCAACTACAACTAAGTTTTCTAATAGCTGATCGTTATCAGCGGTTAATTCTTCAATGAACTTAGCTGAATGATTTGACGTGTCAGCAACCATTTTGATCTTTTCCTGTCGTGTCATTTTGCCACCTCCTATTAGTTTGATGAACAGTGTCCAATCACGAGAATTAGTAATCCTGCCGCTAGAAATTGGAGCATAATGTCACCCCCGTTCTTTGAAAAAATAATATTAGTCACCTCTTCTGGTACAATTAGTACGTAAGGAGGTGATTCCCATGGTAGAAAAGTCAGACAAAGAATTGGCGACTGAATTAACTAAAGCCATGTTAGAGCACAACCAAAATATTCAACTTGGTAATACTGCAAGTAGCGACCAAGTACTGGATGTTCTTAGTGTCGCTCGCTACTATTCTTTTCTCTTAGGTACGATTGAAGGATCGATTGATCCTTTGAAGGAACCGGACAAGAAATAGTTAAATCAACATAGTAGTTTTTTCGGAGGGCGGCTATTTGTGGTAGCAGCCCTTCTATGTCGTCGAAATTCTGAACATCGGCCATAATAGTCAAAGTCATTCTTTTTTCATCCATCAGCTCACCTCCTAGCTGGGTTGCTTTAAAATACTAATATTCGCCACCTTCTTTGGTACAATTAGTACCGTAAAGGAGGTGAAAACATGAAGCTTGATCACGATTGCGTCAGAGATGTTTTACTTTGGGTTGAAACTAACGTACCTCTCCAGGAACCTGTTGCCACTCACGATTTGCTAAATAAATTCCAAGATAAGTGGGATAGAAGCGAAACTACCTACTGTATCATCCAGCTAAACGAAGCCGGCATGATTGACGGTGGCGCCTCGGTTCAAAATGGTATTGTCTCTATCAATTACATCCAGAGGCTAACTTGGAAAGGTCACGAGTACCTAGACAACATTCGGAACGATACCATCTGGAAAGAAACAAAGAACACTGTTATTTCAAAGGTTGGTTCTGCCTCATTAAGCATAGTTAGTTCGGTTGCAGCCAAACTAATCGAGGACAAGTTCAACCTTTAGTTTTTTAGCTTTATCTCCACCCCGTCCACTAGTGCGAAAAGGTTACCCTTAGCTAGTGGATATTTTTGTACAATTTTACTCATCTCTGAATCAGTAAACGTAACTGCTGCAAATAGATTGTCATCTGTCGACACATTAACCAAGTGATTGAATCCCCCCGACTTATAAAAGTGAATAACTTCATGCTTTTCCATCAGCTCACCTCCTCAGATTTACTCGTTTTAGTAGTCGTCCTCTTTATGAGATAATTAGGTATTATCAAAAGGGAGCGATTACTATCGAAATTCTTTATAAAAAGGCACGCATTGTCTTGCACCTTTGCCACAAAACGATGCTTGGCGCCGACATAATTAACATTCAGGAACTTAGGTCCTTTGCTTATTCCGATCCGATCATTTTTAAAATAAATCGAATTTCATATCAAGACTTTAACAGCGCTCTTGAATACTTGGTTCACAATAATTACATCGAAATTAATAAGGCTCAACGATACGTTTTGACAGAACATGGTCTGCATTACTTTGAAAACCAATTCGAATTCCGCAAACAAACCTTCTGCAAAAGTGTCATATTGCCCATTATTGTGTCGATAGCCATAAACACGCCAAACTGGTGGCCGTGGCTAACAAAACTGGTAACCAAACGTTAGCGAATCGCTGATGTTGATTTAAAAAAATCATTACGGAATCGATTAAGCCGAACGACTCCCCAGTTTTCTTTTCTTTCATCAGCTCACCTCCTCAGGTCTTTTGATGTTCGATTTTCGAAACGTCTTTACCAAAATTTTTTTGTAATTCAATCCCAAAATATCAGCTACTTGCTGTAGTTCGGTTGCTTTAAAGGGCACTGTGCCTTTTTCACGTTGAAAGTAGTTTGACTTTCCGCTTATGTCAAGGCACTTGGCCATATATTGCATCGAGTATCCTTTACTCTTACGTGTTTGACGAATTAGACTCAGATTAACTTGGTACATCATTTTCCCTCCTTTTGTTTCGATTATCTCAACCACAAATTTAGTATACGTGTCTAAAATCGAAACGTCAAGATATTTCGTATCTTTTTTCGTGACAAAAAGTATCTTAAAACGAAACAATGGTACAATTATGTTGTTATTAACGAAACGGAGGCTATTATGGCTGATAAAAAATTAGCACAACGCATTATAGATTTACGTGAATCAGCCGACATGAAACAGGCTGAACTCGGTAGAAGACTTGGACTTGATCGTTCTGCAATGAGTAAAATAGAAAATGGAACTCGAAAAGTCTCCAGCGATGAACTAGCTAAGCTTTCCGAAATTTTTAGTGTTACTACCGATTATTTACTTGGTAAAAATAGTACTCCTATGTGGGCTAACGAAAAGGATACCAATGACTTAGAAAAATTTCTAACTGATAACGAGGGGTCTATGACTTATGGCGGTGAGGACCTCACAGAAGAAGAAAAAGAACAAGTGCGTGTGGCGATGACAACCATTTTCTGGAAGCGCCACAAGCACGACTAGGGGCTGATTGTTTGGAAAAGATAAGTAACGTTGCGAAAACAGTAATGAATCGATACCACACCGCCAATCCCTTTACAATTGCAGAAAGACTCAATATTCAAGTCGAATGGTGCTTGTTTGGCCATTATCCACTAGGCAAAACTGTCTATGATGGTGACCAGCCTGTTGTCATGCTCAATACAACGATTAGGCATACACCTACCCAATATTTCGTTATGGGTCACGAACTAGGCCACACCATTCTACAAGAAGGCCTGGTTGGATATTACACCAGTAGCACCCGCGCACACGGTCAGCTCGAAACCGAAGCAGATGAATTTTCAGTTGCTCTGATGGGTTTACTATTTATTGAAGATAACGATCGTATGCCGTCTTCGTACAAAGACTTAGCACGCCAATATGGCCTACCCTACGATTTTGATTAGGTAAGCCTGCCTGATATACTTACAAATCTGGAAAAAACATAATGTGTCCAAACCTGATGACGTTAAAAGCTGACTATATATTCATAGGAGGTTCGTTGTGAAAAGTATCAAAAAGAGTATTACGGTAGTTGCATTGTCCTTCACCTTATTTATGGGTGGTGCAGCTCCTATTGTTCCAAACATCACTACTGCTCACGCAAAAACTACATACGTTTGGATTGCACCCAAGCACGGAAAGAAGTATCACTTCAATAAACATTGTCGCGGTTTGAAACACGCTTCATATAAAAAGCACGTTTCATTACATTGGGCAAAAAAACATGGATATTCAAGGTGTCATTTTGAATAACAGCTTCTGTCTGGTGACTCTCCTCGGTTCGATTCCAGGGAGAAGCATTTGTCCACATCCGATGACGTTAAAAACTGTACATACTTTTGGGAGGGAAACATGAAAAAGCAAAGCAACAAGGAGACAGTCGATTTATTTTTAATTCTTGGTTGGATAACCAGTGTTATAGGATTATTTGTTCCTGCTGTTGCAATTGCAGGGATTATCCTGGGAAGCCTAACCGTTAAAAGACAACATCTAGTTGCTGGAATTATTCTAATTATTTTTGCTTGTATTGCCCTTTACCTTGGATTAACCGGTTTTCGTGAAAGCTTTATCGAGGGATTTCATCAAGGTATCACAAATTCTAGAACTAAATAGCACTTTTCAACATTAGTTTTCATTGAGATCAGCTTCTGTCTGGTGACTCCCCTCGGTTCGATTCCGGGGAGAAGCATTTGGACCTTTAGCTCAGTTGGTTAGAGCAGACGGCTCATAACCGTCCGGTCGTTGGTTCGAGTCCAACAAGGTCCATTTAGGTAACTATCTGAGGAGATGACTTTAACGTTAAGGAAAGATGTTTTTCAATTGATAAATGATCTAATCGACCACTTACCAGTTATTGCTCTGATTGTATTAGTTATCATAATTGTGTCCTTTTACGTTTTTCACATACGGTCAAAACACTAACTTTTGCATTATGGAGGTAATTAAATGGTTTTTACTGATGTATTTAATGTTACGCATGACGACTGCAAGATCATTCAAACTCAGAACGACTTCAAACGTGTGTTTATTATTGAAAACGAACAGGGAGTACGTTTTACCTGTTTGAAAGATGATGCACCTCGCTCTTCCAAAATTCACGATCATTGGAAACATGCCAAGCCTAGTGATTCTCCTGATGCACATCCTTTTCATGATAAATTTGTGTAACTGGATTGTTATGTGCCTAAGACGTGGCTTCTGTCTGGTGACTCCCCTCGGTTCGATTCCGGGGAGAAGCATAGAGATCGGAATGTAAAAACTAAAAAAATATTGAAGGACATTCTTATGAAAAAAGAAATTAATGAATGCATAACCGAGTTAAATGATTTATCACTCTCAAAAGACTTTTCCAACTACATTTCAAAAATTCGCTTTCCACACTATAAAAACTTTAAAGCTGACACTACAATCAACTTTTCCTTTCCACTAACCGTCCTAGTAGGAAAAAATGGGACAGGTAAGAGTTCCATTTTATACGCGCTATATGGTGCCCCGAGCGGATCTAACACTGGTAATTATTGGTTTTCCACGGCAACTGACCCTATCGAGGAACAAAATGATGAAGGAATTCGGCAGTCATTTGTGTATTCATTCTTCGATGAAGATGAAAAGGAACAAGATTCATTGAACCTTCGCATATCCAACTCCAACGATCCCGATTATTGGGAATCGAGCCGACCACTCAAGCTATATGGACTGGACCCCAAACAAATCCGACCTAAAAAGATATCCAAAGGAATCATTTTTCTTAATTTTAAATCAATGATCAGTGCTTACGATAAACTTTTTCATTTCGGAAAAAGTGGCACTAAATCACTTTCTCAAAATCTCTTATACGGTCAAACAACCGGAGCAATATATAAAAAAAGGAAAAGTTACATTAGGCTAAAGTCAAAGCAATTAGATAACATTTTAAATGAGAAAGAAGCAATAATTAAAGGCCCATATAATACGAATCAGAACACAAGTAAAATAGATCTTTCTCAAAAAGAGCTATTTTGGATATCTGATATTTTAGGACACAAATACTCCTCAGGAGTTATAATTAACCACAAGCTGTACAACACTTGGGGATATTCTATTTATTTAAAACAATCAGTTTTTTCATACACTGAAGCGCACGCTGGGAGTGGTGAATTTGCTGTTGTAATTTTAGTACACAATCTTCTTAAAATTAAAGATAATTCTCTAGTACTTTTAGATGAAGTAGAAACTTCACTACATCCAGGTGCACAAACAAAAATAACTAGATTTCTTTTAAATTTAATTGCCGATAAAAAATTACAAATTGTTATTTCCACTCATTCTCCACAATTAGTACAAAGCCTTCCGGAAAATGCCATAAAAAAAGTTTACTTAGACGATCTAAGCAACAAAGTTGTGGTTCAAAATGATTGTCTCCCAACCGAAGCATTTAATGAAATTGGATTTTCAGCATTCGAAAAATGCAATGTGTATGTTGAAGACATAAATGCTAAACTAGTGTGTAAAGCTGTTATTACTAACGCTAAAAACGCCACTAAATATTCGACACTAAATATTGAATATGGTAACGGGGCCAATGATTTAATTGCTCGTATCTTAAGCGATACAGCAAAAAATATAAGGAATGAATTTTTCATTTTAGACGGAGATCAAAAAAGTAACGATATAGATATGACACATGATTTTTCTGTAGAAGAATCCAAAGATCTAGACTTCCTTAGAGAGTTTGTTTTAAAAATGGCCCATACTAAAAAGTTCCCACTTCCAAGCAATCCCCAAAAACAGTTACAGATAGAATATTTAAATAAAGTCATTGACTTTTGGAAAACACACGTTTTCTACCTACCCGAAAAGGATCCAGAAACAATAATTTGGAACACTACAACTTTAACCGACTTTTGTGGTATTTTGAGTATAAACACTAACCTAGATCCTGAAAAAAAGAAAAAAACATTTAAATTAATTGCAAATGAATGTAATTGTACTGAACAAAACAATAATTCATCAAGTGCTGAATATGAAACTCTTATTAAAATGTTGTTGAAGTCTTGGATACAGAAAGAAGATAATTGTTATTGGTGTATCGTCGAAGAATTCGACATCATACTTTCACGATTTAATGCTAACTAAAATGTGAGGTAGTAATGTGATGAAAAAATTTTATGCCATAGATGCATTTTCAGGCTGCGGAGGTCTTACTATTGGACTAAAGCAGTCCGATATACAAGTCAAACATGCTATTGAGATTAATACTCAAATTGCATCTATTTATTCTAAAAACAACCCAGAAGTCAACATGATAAATAAGGATATCACTCAAGTTGACTTGTCTCAATTTGATGATTTCAAACAACTTGATGGTGTTAAAATTGTTGCTGGCTGTCCACCATGTCAGGGATTCTCAAGTGTGAATACACGCAACCGAAAAAATAATTTTTCTGATGAACGTAATACTCTGATTCTAGATTTTTATAATATCATTGACTATATAAATCCTGATTTCATACTTTTGGAAAACGTTCCTCAGCTGAGAAAATATGAAAAATTTGACATCTTTCTGAATAAAATTAAATTAAAAGGCTACACATACGATTTCAAAATTTTAAAAGTTAACAACTTTGGAGTTCCTCAAAAAAGAAAGCGTCTAGTACTAATGGCGTACAAGGGCTCTGACATATCATTACCCGAAAGCAACTCACTTCCAGATTCTACCGTTGGCGACTATCTGAGGAAGCTACCCTCACCAGAAAATACTATTGATATTGCTCAACAGTTATATTCGCACAATACTGAGCGCATCAAAAATATAATTTCTATGATCCCTAAAAATGGGGGCAGCCGGACGGATTTGCCCTACAAATACTGGTTAGCATGTCACAAGAAAAAAAACGTTTCTTTTACTGATGTCTATGGACGTATGGCGTGGGACAAACCAGCTTCAACTATAACCGGTGGCTGTCTATATCCCTCTAAGGGCAGGTTTATTCATCCCGAACAGAATAGAGGGTTAACGGTACGGGAAGCTGCATTGCTTCAAACCTTTCCTCCAGATTTTTTGTTCGATCAGTCTCTCCCACTCACCTTACTTTCCCAAATGATTGGTAATGCTATACCACCAAAATTTGTTAAATCTCAAGCAGATTATTTAAAAAGCCTAGTATAAATTAATGAATTTCCATTTATCAATTTATGTTTTCAACGCATGATTCCTTATTACTAACACTTTTTATTGTAATGAATTTCCTGATCTTCAGCTCAGCAAAGTTAGATCCTAATGATTCTCGCAGGGCCCCATTGGACCTTTAGCTCAGTTGGTTAGAGCAGACGGCTCATAACCGTCCGGTCGTTGGTTCGAGTCCAACAAGGTCCATAGCAATACAAAAAGTCCCTATTCGGGATTTTCTTTTTTGCCATCCAAAGAACATACGTTTGGAAAGATCAATGATTGCATTTTCCAAAATAAGGAGGTCATCCCCTATGAGCATTAATAAGCGTGACAACGGAAAGTGGGAGGCACGCGTTTCCTACAAAGACAAAGCCAGCAAAACTGGATACCGTCAAAAAGTAAAAAACTTTGCGCGAAAATCAGAAGCAAGAGAATGGGAAGTCTCCATTCTGGATTCTATGAATAAGGGAACCGACGTATCCAAATCCAATCTAGCCTTCTCAAAATACTTTTCTGACTGGATCAAGACCTATAAAACTACTGGTGTCAGGCCCCACACCCATGAAGTATATGTAGGAAATTTGAACCACGTTAAGGCATGGTTTAAAGATACCAAGCTGCCAGCAATCAGTCGTGCCGACTATCAAAAGTTTCTTAATTCGTTTGGTAAATCTCACTCGCTGGCCACTTCGCAAAAGCTCCACCGACAAGTACACTCTGCTATCCGGGACGCGGTTGCCGAAGGAATCATTCACAGAGACTTTGCTTACAAAGCCAAGATCACCGGCTCTGATCCAAAACCAGAGTCTGAAAAAGTACTCACCTTCGACGAATATACAGTCTTCCGCAAATACCTCATTGATAACGCCAATTACCATCGCATGACCCAAGAGATGATGCTTTTTCAACTTGAAACTGGCACACGTTTTGAAGAGTGCGCCGGCCTTACGTGGGACAACCTTGATCTAAATAATGGGATTGTCCATATCACACGCCAGTGGGACGCACGAGCCCAAAACTTCACTAAGACAAAGGGTGGCGGCAAAGCTGACGGCGATATAACTATAGGCACAAAATATTGTCAGTTTTTGCGCGATTACCGTGACCAACAGAATGAATGGCTATCAGACCACGGCATTAGGAATCCCCTCAACTTGGTGTTTTGGTCAGACCATGGTACAATTGTCCAAAATGGTACGGCTAATACGCAGCTCAAGATTATATGTAGTAGACTCGGAATCAAAGAGGTAACTTCTCACGCAATGCGGCATACGCATGCCAGCATTTTGATTTTGCAAAAAGTGTCACTGCCATATGTCCAGCATCGACTCAGGCACCAAAAGTTAGAGACAACTATCAACACCTATGTCCACTTCATTGAGCAAGCAAATGGCATAAGTAACTCAGACACCCTTGCCTTTTTAGATAAAGGATTTGAAAAGAAATAA